CGCAGAGGGTATGAAGAGCCCCCATATTACCATATGACCCCGGAAATGTATCACCGTGACATGGACAGAGACATGGGGCGTATGTACTACACAGAAACTTCTTCATCCGGTATGCGTGATGCAAGAGAGGGCAGAAGTGGCATGAGCCGCAGAACCTACATGGAAAATAAGGAACTGCATAAGGCGAATACACAGCAGGACAAAGAAGCAAAAGTCCGTGACCTGAACACCTACATGACCGAACTTGCAAACGACATGACGGAGATCATCAACGATGCAACACCGGAAGAAAAGACGGTACTGCGAAACAAACTGTCTGCACTGGTAACAAAAATCGGTTAAAACACTTAAGGGGCTTATTTAGCCCCTTTTTTGTTGGAGGTGGTAAGTTGTTCACGATAAATGGAATAGACTGGAATTTAAGGCTTGTAGGAAGTCACAGCCCTATGCTGATGCGTTCTGATGGTACATATACGTTTGGCATGACAGATAGAAACACAAGAGACATTTACATATCAAATATGATTCATGGTAATTTCTATGACCGTGTGCTGTGCCATGAATTGTGCCATGCGTTCTGCCTGTCCTACAATTTGACTATGGATATTCAGACAGAAGAGATTGTTGCCGACTTTTTGGCTACCTACGGAAGAGAAGTGTTTGCTGTGGCTGATGAACTGATAAGTGGATACATGGAAATAATGGCATAGAAAAGACCCCTGTTATGGGGTCTCTTCTTTTGTGCAGTCCTCTAAGTCTTTCTGAAGAATTTTAGATGCAAGGTCTGAAAGCTGTGGGAAGTATGTGATTACTTCGGAATTTCTGCATTTCCAGTTTCCGGTCGTTGCGCTGTAAATTCTCTTTGCTTCATCAAAATTATACGTTCTTCCCAAAACTTCAAGTAAGTGGTGCATATATTCCTTTGATGTAATGTCGTAGCAACGGCAAATGTAGTTGATTTTGCCACGGTTGATACAGAACCAGTCTGTCTCAAACTCTAATGTCGGCTTTTCCTCGATTGCTGTGGTGGAAGTAGGTGCTGGATGTTGATTTCTTAATGCAAAATAAGCATTGACAAGGCTCCTCTGAACTTTCCATGATAAATCATCCTTAAATGGCTTTACAAGCATAAGGTATCCGCTTTCGGTGAATACAGTAATACCTCTGTTTGGAATATCAATATTTCTAATGTCCACCCGGTGGACATTAGAATTTTCTTTTTCCAAAACAATATAATCAACGCCATTTATAAAGCGCTTTTTGTTTCTATTAAACGCTTTTCTAGCCGTGCCACTTGGTCTTTTATGAACAAGGTCGATATCGTCAAAAGTAACAACCATCTGACCATTGTATTCTCTGACATCTAACTCTGTTCCTTCAACGTTTACAATATTTTCCATATTATTTTTCCTTTCTTTTTATCTATCACAAAGTATATTTGTATATGCCAATATGCATTTGAGGAAATGAATGCTGGTATTTTCAAGGTTACAGATAATTTTTTTGATAAGTTCTTCTCTCATTTTCAGCTCCTCCATTTAATCAAAAATAATTTGCCAAAAGGAAGATGCAGTGCTATAATTTACATAATCCTTTTGGGGTAAAGGAGCAGCCGGTTACTTTGCGGGTATGGCTGCTCCTTCTTTTTTAGTTTCCGATTTCTTCATCAACTTTTTCGTTAAACCATTTCGTTTTAGTCAATCCTTTTTGGGAAAGTTTTTCCTCTAACTTCTCAAACTTTTCCTTTTCGATTTCAACACTAAAATTTTTTGTTTTCTTTCTTCGCTCTTTGAAGTAATCGGCTCTGCTTTTAGGTGCTATGGGTATCACCTCCTTGTTTCGAGATACATTATATAATGTTTCGAGATACAAGTCAAGAGTTTTTTTAGAAAAATAAAAATAGAGCCGTTTCAGCCCTATTTCTAAAGAGAATTTCTATTTTACAATTCATACTGCGGATATGCCTTTTCCCATACGGACTTGTGATAAGTGTTCACTTCGCCATAATTTGCATCGAATATCTTTTTTACTTCATATCCCATTGTAATTCCGGTAGCTTTCAGCTTTCTCCAGTCAAAACGTTTCCATGATACACCATTCAGAGCCGCTACACGTTTAATAGAGTACCAGTCCTTGGAAGTATCAAGCTGTGCTTTCAATTCCTCTTCCCGGTCAAGGCTTTCCAAAAGTTGTGCCACAGCATCACGATAAGTCATAGGTACATTCGGTGTAGACTGCTCCAAAGAATATGTTCCGGTTTTGCGAATGGATGGTAAAACCTCATCGAATATCCAACTTTCAAACTTTTCAGAAGATGGTAATTCACTGTGAGAAATAAGCCTATACATATCTCCCTCTGGAATCACATTTACCTCTATCGTTTTGGTTTCACTTTGTGGATGAGGTATACTGTATTTTGCCGTATACCTACAATGAGCAGAAATTGCATCCGATGGTCGTTTATATCCAAGTGCCTTTGCTATATCAGTTGCTACAAAATAAGGTTTCCCATCAATCATAACGGTTCTTACATCACCAAATTCATTGTTGCTAAATACTTCCAGTTCATTCATTTTCATTACCTCCCGTAGTCTTATATGAGAGGGTAGAAGATCATAAAAATAAGCCCACTACCCCTGTTACTGTTGGAGTAGCGAACTTCCAATCTCTTTTTGGTCTGCCTTTATTCCGGGTCTTGGTTGCAATCTAGGCTGTCTAATCAGCTTTCACTCACCGGACGTGATGCAAGACTTCCTAACTGACACATATTATATCATGCAGAACATGGGTTCGCAACATAAAAAATAAGAGCACCCTTGCGGATGCCCTTATAATCCTATATTCTATTGTAATTTGATAACTTCTTTGTTACCCGTCCATAAACTTGTTTCGTATTCCAGTTCAATACTTTGCGCATCCTGCGGAACTACAAATGCAATCTTGTAAGAGGTATTTCTTCCGCTTGAAAGATTAGCATTTAACGAAGAACTATCAACAACACTGTAATTCTGCTCACAATCTGTATTGTCTGCGTAGCACTGGAAATCGTAGATGCTTACATACTTATCATCTTTACTGTTGTTCTGATAGGAAACATCAATCATAATGTATTTTGTTCCATCAGCAGGAGCGTTCCAACCGTATTCATCCTCATAATCAGTGAAGTCAAGGTCAAAGTCATTGATTGTTACTTGCAAGCCGTCTGCATCGAATGTATAGCCAGGAGAAATAACGCTGTTAGTTTCATCCACTGGTTGTTCTGTATGTTCAATACTTTCTTTCTGCGTTGCAGTTTCTTTTACTGGTTCGGATGCAGTTGTCTGTACGCTTGTATTATTTGAAACGTTTGTATTTTCTTTATTTCCTGCTCCTGATGCATAAACAACAATTACAAGTACGCACCAGATAATAGCGAACCATGAACCAGTGTGCAATTTGTTCTTTTTGTCACCAGTAGCAATGTCTATTATTGCAAGAATAATAGCAACCGGAACAGTAAATGTCAAAATAGAAAACACAGCCGCCAACGTACTTAATGTGCTCTGCTTTTTATTAGACGGCTTTTGATTGTTCTGAACTGTCTGATTTTTTTGCTGTTCCAAAATGTCAATGTCAAATTTAGACATACAAGCATCACAATAACCTATTCTGTGATATACCGGCAATCCTTTTTCATCCGTAGCCACCTGTTCTGGAACAACTCTCATTTCTTTACCACATTTGTAGCAATTCATAATATTTCCCCCTATAGGTTTTATTAAAAATCTCATTTTTTGAGACTTTTTTCGTAAAAAATTTTAATGTGTTTCTTTTGATACCCCCGTAGGTCTGCATTTTCAACCGAAAATCTCGCTTTCAGAGGTTTTTGAAAGAAAAATTTTTCGTCAAAATATAATAAAAAAATTTTTAATCCCCCCTGGGTAGCACTTTTCAAGCTGAAAAATCCGTTTTCAGAGTTTTTTCGCAGATTTTTTCAGACCGATTCAAGGTGTGGAACATCTGCGCACTTCTGCAGTGCGAGTCCTGAACCTGTCACCCGGTCACCGTGTCGCAGCTTTCGCAAGGTCTCCGACTGCAGAAAGCATGGAATCATACGCAGACCGCAACAGCTCCGCAGATTCCGGAGACATACCACCGGCGGCAGTCTCCACCCGTATAACGGTTTCCAGCCGCTCCCCGGCATCCGCTACGCTCTCCATGATATCGTATACATGACCGATTCCCAATTTTCGCATTTTGTATAATCCCCTTGTAATATTTGATTGTACACCAAGACAGCGCAAGCCGTCAATATATCTGGGCGCAGGATCTGACCGGATCCGGTGGAAGAGTAACACAAATAGACCGCCAGACGGCAGCAGATCCAACGGAACACGACAAAAAGACGGTTGCAAGCCGTCTTTTATCTGTTTTCCAGTTCAAAAATTGCCCATCGCAAAACTGCGGCTGTCTCCGTGTCTTTCTCTCGCTCCGCACACTCTAACAGCTTGTATAGTCTTTCAATGTTCTTTTCTTCCATCCTATGGTAACCTCCTTTTTTTTATTTTTGGGTAAATTTCACCCATAAAACCGCCGCCGGTAGTGATCCGGCGGGCATCCTCTGCGGCAGTTAATTCAAACAGTTTTCAATATCTTTTGCAAGGTGTGGAAATGCTTTTTCTATGTCTTGCACGCTGTCGGCGTAATAATCACCAACAATTTTTCCAAAAATGCGAAGATTGCCGGAATAAAATCCGCCTAAATCATTAAAATATATGTCTAATCCTGTCACCTGTTCCGGCTTGTCTCCATACCACATATCAATATTTATTTTTCCCATTTTCATTTCCTCCATATTTTCAATTTTTCCCGGTTATCCGGGTAAAAGCAAGCCGGGGCACGATCCCCGGTGTAAGCCTGTCTTACTTGCTAAATTTAACAATATGATAAATTATATCAAAAGAATGGCTTAATGCTCTTGCCTGTGTGTCTAACCATTCCTCTGATCTGTTTGGTTTGTTCTCGCCGCCGCAAACCTTTTTTAACTCAGACGGGCAACAGAGACGTTCTGCAATGTCACAGTCATATATCAGAGAGCAGCCGCCCCAACTGTACTGTTTCCAGTCAGCGGCGCCATTCAGTAAAAGGCTTTTTAACTCTGTTTTGTCCTGCGGGATCTCTTCAACTTCCAGAGATTCTACAAGCTCATAAGCATAGATCTTTACACCTTTATTCCATGCGCTTCTTGCTTTGCTGTTGTTGATTGCTTCTAATAATTCATTCTTTCTCATATTGCTTTTACCTTTTCACCCGTGTTATAATATGGGTGCCTTTCTTTTTGGGTGCCGGTGTTCGCTTGGTAGGTGTCACCGGCTTTATTTATTTGTTGAGATAACTATATCATGATATATAACATGTGTCAATACATTTTCTATAAATATTTATATAAAATTTATATGACATGATATATATACAATTATATTGCATTTATATATAAAGTGTTATATAATATGATAAAACAATTTATATAAGGAGGTTTTACAGATGGCAAGAACAGCGGACTACACACGCAAAGCAATTAACAACTACCGCAGTAAATTTGATCTTGTACAAATCAGATTACCAAGAGGGACAAAAGACAGAGCAGCAGAAGCAGACATAAATATAAATGATATAGCTGTATCGGCTGTATTGGCTTATTTAGACACTTTGGAGAGCCAAGCGGAGAATTTACCACAAGAGCCGGGAAAGACCGCAGAAAAGGAAAATACAGAGCGTACAGAGGTAGAAGAAAAGGTTGCATTGATGCAAGCAAATGAAAGATTGCATCAGCTCCAGGAGCAGAGGAGAGCAGAACGGAAAGCATCGGAGCAACCGCAAGTTGTAGACGCTGAGGAATTTTTAAAAAATATCAATAAATAATTGCAATAATCTATTGACATGTTATATAGCATGATATATAATCAAGATACAAACAAACGAAAGGAGCAAACGACATGAAAGGAACACCGGAGCAGATCACAGCAAAGAAAGCCGCCCGGATCGTATCGACTTGTAGAGCGTTTTTTCCGTGGTATGAACCGCAGATAAAAGACAAATTCGAGCGGCAAGCGTGGGAAGAGTTAAAAGCCAAAGTTATCCCAGAGGTGGAAAGCTACACAGATGCGGCGCAACTGATAGCGGATCGGCAGAAATTCGCAGACAAAACGTTGCTGCAAAAAATATTTATCAGGGCGTCCTGTCTGCGGTCACGGGATCCGGAATATCACAGAGTTTTGGTACAGAAAAAGAAACAATTAGAGGACGAGCGTTGGAACCGATTACAGGACAGGCGGAAAAGATACAGTACATATTGTTAAAAATGAAAGGTTAAAAGGTGGAGAGCATGAGAAAAACAGTAGTAAATGAGTATGGAGTAAACATTGATTATGATTTGGCGGTATCTTTTATGGATGACGATTTAAGAGAGCAAATACATGGAGCATTAGCACCTTGTACAGACCAAGAATTTTTTGACGAGTATGCAAAACGGCATGAGCAAAAATTTAATGAGGTTTGGGAGCTGGCAAAAGAAAACCCTTGTTATTAAATATTCAGCGGAGCCGAAAAGCTCCGCTTTTTTGCATTGGAGTAAAAAGATGAAAGATAATATACTACCAAGAATCTGCAGAACGTGCGGAACCAGCTTTTTAGGTGGCCCAAGGGCGTTTTACTGCCCGGAATGCAGAGAGGAGCGAAAAAAAGAGCAAAGCAAGAAATATAAAGAGTGCATAAAACACGGCTCTATAATTACGCTCGGATCTGTTATACAGTGCGAGTCTTGCGGATGTGATATAATTAAATGCAGCGGCTTACAAAGATTTTGCCCTCAATGCGCTAAAAAACATTTAAAAATAATTGATAATAAACAATCTGAGGATTGGAATAAAAAGAACAAAGAAAAAGTCAAGAAATCGAAAAAAATATATATCGATAAAAAGCAATCAACCGGAATACATAAAAATAGCGGCATCCCTGGTGTTAATTGGGACACTGTAAAAAATAAATGGATTGCTTGCGTATCTGTTAATCACAGGCAAATCAAGATTGTGACCACATCAAACATAAATGTAGCAAAATCGGCAAGAGAGGAGGCGCAAAAAGCAAAAGAATCCGGATTATTAACAGATGATTTTATAAACATATTAAAATCAAAATATCGTAATCTATAAGCAGGTGTAACAGCCTGCTTTTCTTGATCTATTTTCACTGTGACATTTTAACGTGCTAAATTTTGTAGACAAATTGTAGACATTTTGTAGACGCAGATTAAATAAGATTAGAGTAAATAAAAAGAGATTAAATAAAATAAAAATAAATAAGTGCAGAAAGATATTGTATAACCAAGTATATATAAATACTAGAGCTGTCCGGCTGCCACCATGTACCCATCTGCAAAAATCACCTGTCTGTCAAAAAATCCAATTTGTCAAATTCACACGAATGATATTTTTTAATCGCATGATTTTTATTTGCTCAGGATCAACGGCAGACATACCACCATAACAAATTGTCAAATGCGTAAAAGGTTGTTGTAGATTTATAAATAGCACTTATGGTATGATAAAAGCAGTTAGGGAGCCGACGTTAATACGGTGCGAGTGACAGCGGTGCAAATCCAACCCCCTCTGGATATGCAGCCGCCCAGATTGTAACCAAGACCACCGGAGCCGGCAGACCGGAAACGACAAGAAGTCACTAGCTTGTCACTTTTTTAGATTTATGTTTTTACCTGATCTGTGGAGGAGATCAAAAGACATAGGTTTATTGAGTGATGCTTGTGATTTTTTTATTGCAGATTTCAGGAGGTGTAGAGCGGTGCAGGACGTCAGAGAGATTCCAAACATTGACGAGATTAAAAAAAATATCCGGAAATACTTTGACGATTATTGTGCAGCTTATGGCATCGATGACATGAGATCACAACGGCAACCGGTTTTTAATGGTGCCATGCAATATATATATAACAATTATATAAGACCTAGTAATGTATTAAAAGATATACCCCAAAACGTAGTGGATAATAGTATCAACCAAATGCTAACTAACTACAATGCGTACAACATAGATCTGTTGTATGAGGTTTATTTATATCTTAGGGAGTTAGCTAATGCTTATGATATGACTGCTACAGCTGATACATTTAAGATATTAACAGGGATATCTAAACAGGCTTTGAGTGCATGGAGGACTAAATCAAGTACATCGAGCATGGACGAGGTCAGAAAAGCTTTTGTAAATTGGTTAGATGATGCAGATTGTGATCAGCTTGTTGCTTTTAATCTGCGGAATGCGCTGGGAGCAACGGAACGATTAAACAACGACCACGGGCGGAAACAGACCACACAGCAAGAGATTGTACACAAGATAACCAGGACAGCCGACCAACTTCCACGATTAGACACAAATTTTGGACAAAATACATCAATGTTGACCGATTCCGGAGCGTATGGAGATAATACAGCAGATGCGAATTAGTAGCAACAACTACGGAAACGTGCGGAAATATGGGATAGTTAAGGACGTGTCAATAAAGATTGCGTGAAAGATTAGTTTAACGCATAGTTGAAACAGACCGGGGAGGGGGTCTGACAGGATTCGAGAAACACCCCTACTTAGTCCCTCAAATTTCCTCAAAAATAAAAAAGACCCTTAGGAGGTATACCACATGATTTTCATTTACATAGTTTTAGCATGGATACTGTTTCAATTACATGCTCCTGCATGGGTATATATCCTGTTCATCATCGGAGTATTTTTAAGAGCGGTAGTCACTGGTAGAGATTAAGCGTATGCAGATTTACGGGAAAGAGATAAAAGACGAATGTTCAAAATGTGGTGAAGTCTTGCAATGCGAATTATTTCTGCAAGGTCACGGAATCAAGAGAGACCGTGAGAATGTTACGGAAATGGTTAGCTGTCAGATGAAGCACCAAAAGAGCAGACTTGATAAAGAGCCTAAAGAAGATTTGCCAGTTAAGGAGAAATGTGAATTGCCACCGGAGATTAAAGAGATCTACACAGAGGTTTGGAAAATACATAAAGAGTGTGCTAATCCGAAAACGGATGATGACTGGTCGTATCTTATCCGGCAGGGCAATTTGCTGATTAAAATACATAACAATAGCCAGTTTGCTAAAGCACTGGTAATGGCAATGATCGATGAAATTGAAGGAAGGACGAAGAAAAAATGCTTGGATTCATGATTTTAAAAATAATGACAACGTTGGTATTGACAGTTTTAGCAATATCTGCTTTATGGTATGCTCCAAAACAGAAAACAGCATCAGACGGAGTTATTTTATTTGCGTTCGCAATGTTCCTTGCATTTGGAATAACTTTCGCGTGGGTATAGCCTATGTGGTTACCGGAGATTATGCGAATTATCCCATATCACAATTTTGAATGGGTTAAATTCATAAAGCCATTGTTATTGCCGAATATCCGGTGTTGTGTTGGCATTGGATATGTGGCAGAGAAATCAAGGCATCAAGAGTGTATGTAGCCTGTGTGTGGGAAACGAAAAATGGAATAATGCGTTTGACAACACAAATTTTTTCAAAGTACCGTACACAGGCGTGACAATTTTTTTTAGATAAAGATAGGGTGTTTCACAAAAATAATCCGGGAGCAGATGGTCTCTCTCCCGGAGTTTAGGGCTATCGCCAAGCGGTAAGGCACAGCACTTTGACTGCTGCATTCCCAGGTCCGAATCCTGGTAGTCCTGTTTCGCAGATGTTTTCTTCTTTTGGTCTTTGCCATCTGCGAATATTCCATCTACATGGAAGACTCCTTTCACCTCATAGCGGAATGCTGTTAAGAGCCGTCGCAAGGCTCGTGAGGGTTTAACCGGTTTATGATATCCCGGTTTTTGCGGAATACCGTTGTAGGTTTTAATCCGTGGGTTGTCAGTAAAGACATTAAAATCCCGCACAGCCATTGCGGACATAAAATTGGCGTAGACGGTTGGGTCGCTCCCAACTAGCAGGTAACTGGCGGATGCCCTGCGAAAATAAAAATAGCCATAAGTGTTGCGCTGTGTCAGTGCCTTAAATGTAGGCATACAGCTTATGGAAACGCACATTGGGATGTAGCGCAAATGGAAAGAGCAGTGTCCTTCTAAGGCATAGGCTGTGGGTTCGAGCCCCATCATCCCAACTTTATCTTTATCTCCACTTAGTCTGGCACTACTGCAATAGTTCAGGTCGATGGGAGATGTATGGATAGTAGTTGCTCATTATCGGTCAACGAAAAACACTTCTGCGAGTAGAATTTGCAGATTCAAAAGTAGTCGTACCTTGTTTGCGTCGGGTGGGTTCAACTCCCACGGCAACTATTCCCTAGCTAAAACGTAAGCCACATATGTTTAGCGAAAACCAAGCCTATGAATTAGAGAACAGACAAGACTGTGAGATTGTGGATAGTCAGTGACAAGTAGGCGATGCATCTTTGGTTATGGCAAGCGCAAGCCATAAAAGGTTTTACGGTGCGATTCCCATGTATAGCTTCAGTGGTAGAACAGCATCCGCATAGGATGTGTGTCGGCGGTTCGATTCCGTCTGCATGGGTTACGGAGGATATGAGGATGAATGGATTGAAAGATTATCAACCACAAACAGAAGCATTACGAAATTTTAGTATAGATGTTTCCAAAAAAGCGGTAGAAAAATACGCTTTGGAAAATTTTGGAAGGATACCGCAAAGTTTTATTGAAAGAGATTTTGCAAGGAACTGTAAAGTGATGGAAGAAAGCAGAAGGATTGTGAAATAAAATGAAAGACACGATATTATACATCAGTGATAGAGAAAAAAGAGTAGTAGATTTCTTAAAATATCTTCAAGAGAAACTGGAAGATAATAAAAAGTGGTGCGATTTAGATTATCAGCACGATATTTTAAAAACTGAAAATTATGATATTGTTGGAAAATCATTTTATGGAAGTCGTTTGGGGTGTGGATATGGGCATTGTTTATATTACTGCATCGATGAAATAATTGATAAAAACAGAATGACGGATAATGATAATCAACAACTAATGGAAATACTGTTTCATGTTAGAGAAGGAGCAAAAGAAGTATCCGAACAGGAAATATTGTATATGCTTGGTTTGATATGAAAGTTGGTGGAAGAATGACGTGTCATGATTGTGTTTACCTTGGATTTGATAGAAACGAAGTTGTAGGGATGGCTGAAATGTGCAACCATCCGGAAAAATGGATTCCTGGTGCTGGATTTGCTGACAGTGAACATGAGTGCGAATTTTTCAAAAAGAAATCTGGAGTTTCTAAATGGGATTCATATTCCGAAGATGAAAAAGAAAAGGCCCGGGAATATTTCCAAGAATACTATGTTCAAAATCCTGTTGGAGATTTAACATGCGAAAAGGCTTGGGCACAGTTCGTTGAATATTTAAAAAATACTGATTCAAATGCATGATTTGATAGGAGTATTGAAGAATGAGCATGGCAGAATTAATGGAATCAATAACAGATGAATTAACTGAACAGTTGGGATATGACGCATCTCAGCGAGAAATTAAGCAGGATAGCGAAATGTCTCTGGTTGAATTTGCAGAGAAGATTGCACCATTTCCGTTATCTGAATTTCAAAAACAGTTAATTCGAGAATACGAGGAATGTGAGAAAAGAAATTTATCATTGTGTTACATTCCACCAAGAAACGTTGGAAACAATGGTAGAGCATTGTGAAGCGAGGTTTTAATCATGTGTAAATCTTGGGAAGAAGCATTTAAAAGAAGACATGATATTATACCAGAAAAAATTGAAATGTTTAAAATGTCAGAGGAAGAATATGTAAAGAAGACTATGCCGGAACCGTTGATAAGGTTAGAAGAGGAACGATGCAGAAATTGTAACCGCCTTTTAGGCAAATTCAACGGACAGGCTGAAATCAAATGCCCGAAGTGTGGGAAAATCAATAGAATTGGGGTGAATCTTGGATGAAAATTATAAAACGACACAAATTAGTAGCACCGACCAAAAGATTAACCTGCGATAAATGCGGTTCGATATTTGAGTTCGAGAAAAGAGAATGCGATGCAACTGACATAATGGGTGTAATGCATGATGGTCTTGGCAGTTACAATATCAAGTGCCCTGTATGTGGGAAACGGTCGTATTTTGATTGGAAGTAAATTGAATATTTAGAGCACCAGTCGTAGAGTGCCTACGCAGAGAGCCAAATTTCCAAAATGTAAGGAAAGGAGGCTCTTTTATATTGGCAAGTCAGAGCCTTATATCGGCAGTAAACAGCTATGACAATTACATACAGCGAAAGGGAATTGATGAACAGGTCATTGATGCGTATATAGAAGCCTGCAGAGTGGCTATAAACAGTGAAAAGGATATAACTTATGGCTTACAGATAACAAACCGTTCTAAAGGCATTGTAGAGCGTTTCTGCATGGAAAGAACCGGAGGAACCATATGGGATTTGGAAAAGTATTCCTTCGCAAACAAGACGCACTATTCTCTGACAGATAAATTGTACGATGTTCTCCTACTGGAAGCACAAAATAAGGTTGTGGACAGTGCCTACCGCTATTTGGAAAAGAAAAGAGAACCTAGAGAGCGGTTCTATATGCCACGTAGAAAGCAATTTCTTAAAATTGGTCTCATGGATGCCATTCAAGGCATGATTGATGATAAATACGACATTCTATGCGTGTCTCTTATCCCAGGTGCTGGGAAAACTACGGTCGAGAAAATGCTGAATGCGTTGGTAGCAGGATGGTTTCCGAGAGATTTTAACCTTTTTTACTCCCACAGTGGAGATATTACACGTATGTACTATGACGGTGTGTACGATATTTGTACAAATTCTGACGAGTACACTTGGAATGAAATTTTCCCAAATCTTTCTGTTACCAGTACTAACGCAAAAATGGAGCAGTTTAACATCGGCAAATATAAACCATTTCCATCCGTTCAGTGTACATCCGTAGGAAGTAAAAATGCTGGTAAAGTACGTGCATCAAAGTTTTTGTTCGTAGATGACATGATCGGTGGCATCGAAGAAGCTATGAATCCTATAATTTTGGACAAATTGTGGGACAAGTATGCGGTAGATGCAAGACAAAGAAAGACACAAGATACTGACGGAAAGAATTGCAAAGAGATCCATATTGCTACCAGGTGGAGCGTAAATGATGTAATCGGTCGGATCCAAAATATGTATGAAGGGAATCCGAGAGTAAAAGTAATTGCAGTGCCGGATATTGACCCAAAAACAGGATTAAGCAATTTTGACTACGAATTTTCCGGATTTACGGTTGCTTTTTTTGAAGATCAACAATTACTCATGGATGAAATCTCTTATAGGTGTCTTTACAAGCAAGAGCCTATTGAACGTGAGGGATTGTTATTTCCGGAAGAAAAAATCAGACGTTATCTTAATCTGCCACATGGGGAACCGGAAATTATTACCGGGCAATGCGATACCAAGGGAAAAGGAACCGACTTTTTTGTTCTTCCGGTATTGCAAAAGTACGGAGAAGATTATTACTGCGTGGATGCTGTTTGCGACAATACTGCGGATTATGAGATGCAGTATGAAAATGCTGCAAATGTACTTGTTAATAATAAAGTGCAAGAGTGCGAATTTGAGCGTAATGCCGGCGGTGACCGTGTGGCAATGGAAGTAAATAAGCGTGTAGAGAGTAAAGGATGGATATGCAACATCACAGACACACCGACAGAGACAAACAAAGAAGCGAGAATTTTCCAGTGCTCTAACTGGATTTTGCAACACGTAATATTCAAAGACCCATCATTGTATAAGCCTAACGAACCATACGGTGTAATGATGTCGTTACTGAAAAGGTATTCTGTTTCAGGAAAAAAACAGTTAGATGATGTACCTGATGTATTTTCAAACTTTGCATTGCGAATTACAAACGGAAACAGGGTAGCAAAAGTAGAAGCAATTCAAAACCCATTCTCTTTCGGACGGAGGTATTGATTATGGTGACTAAAGATTGTTTATTTTGTGGGAAAAACGTTGAAAAGAAAAAATATGTCTGCGAAGAATGTGAAAATAAAATAAAAAAGTTAAAGCAAATCACAAGGATTGATGATGCTGCTTTAAAAATGAAAAAAGCACATAAAAAGTATTTGCATAATGAGTATGATTATGAAAAAGAGAAAGAAATAATTGCAGAAAAAATTATCAGCAGAGGATTTTCTTTTAATAGTAAAGATGAGGTTTGCTTTGCACTACAACTTGAAAAAGAAAATATAGAATATATACCAAACTACAAAATAGAAAACTATCAAGTTGACTTTTTCTTGCCTAAAATCAAGAAAATTGTAGAAATAGATGGTGAATTATACCACACAGATGAAAGCAAAGATTATTTTAGAGAAAGAGCAATAATGCATTTTGTAGGAGAAGAGTATGAGATTATCAGGATACCTGCAAATGATGTGCAAGAAGTAACCATTGGAGACATACCGGAAATGCTTGATTATATAAAAGAAAAAAGATTAACTGATCACAGATTCAGAGATACAAGGTATGATGAAGTTTATTTACTAGGTTATTTAAGGGAAAAAAGAAAGAGGGAAAAAAACAGATGACAACAAAAGAATATTTAGGGCAGATAAGCCGCCTTAATCGGATGATAAATAATAAACTCACGGAAATCGCACAGCTCAAAGATATGGCAGCAAGTATATCTGCTCCGCAAAGCGGTGAAAGAGTACAGACTACACCGAATTTTGACAAAATTGGGACAAGATATGCCAAAATTGATGAAATGGAACGGAAAATAGATGGCATGGTGGACGAACTTGTCGATAAAAAAGAGAAAATCATACAGCAGATAGACAGCATGGAAGATGAAAACACATACAATATTCTGTTCGCAAGGTACATCGAAAAGAAAACTTTTGAAGTGATCGCAACAGAAATGAAATATTCATGGAGACAGGTTGTCAGACTTCACGGAACTGCATTGAAACAGTTTGAAAAGAAATACGGAGAAGGGTATTTGAATGAACAATGTCATTGAATGTCATATATAAAAAATGGTAATGTTAAACTGACGAAAATATTTAAGATGCTTTCTAATCCTCCTAAAAGGCAAACAGCCGGGAATACCGTCTACGTTATGTGGGCGGTATTTTTGTGCGCAGAAAAGAGGTATTTATGATTTTTAATCAAAAAATTAGAGTGTACTGTCCGGGATGCGGACGGTTGGTCGGTGAATGCAGTTCAAAATCGCACATTGACAAGACATATAAGTGCCGGAATTGCGATAAGATGGTTGTTTACCATACGGAGACCGGAGAACGTGAGATCAAGAAACTTCCCAAAAGAGACCAGAGCAGCGGAATTACATTTATGTAGGTGAAAATATGAACACTATGAAATTTCAAGACCTTGTAAAGGGTTGTCACGGTAGAAAAATTGCATATACGGATGTAGAGCAGATAACCGCAGACAACATTGTAAAGGTTATTGGTGATTGCATCGGTGTTTTTAATTACAACAAGACAGTTATCAAGTACTTGTGGGAGTACTACAAAGGAGATCAACCGGTACTATACAGAACAAAGCTGTCAAATGAGGATATAACGAACAAAATCGTTGAGAATCATGCTTATGAGTGGGTACAGTTCAAGGTTGGTCAGACTTACGGAGAGCCTATTCAGTTTGTCAGCAGAAAAGATGATAAAGCTGTAAATAAGGCAGTAGATGAACTTAACGATTACTTAGCAGATGCAAATAAGCATGAGAAAGACATAAAAGCTGGTGAGTGGCAGTCGGCAACCGGAACATCATTCAAAGCTATTCAGATTGTGAATGGAGATGTGCCTATCCGTGTGGTTGCACCTAATCCTCTGAACACGTTTGTCATTTACAACCGCAGTTCTGAAGAACCGATTTTGGCGGTACAGGAATTAAAAGATGAAAATGGCGAGTGGTACAAACTCTGCTACACGGAATCTTATGAATGTAAGATAAAAAACAGTGCGCTTGTTACTGATACATGGAAAATTCACGGATTTGGTGGTATTCCGATTGTAGAATTTCCGAACAACCATGAGCGGTTGTCTGATATTGAACTTGTTATAGATCTGTTGGATGCAATCAATAATACGCAGTCAAACAGAATGGATGGTATAGAGCAGTTTATCCAGGCATGGTACAAATTTGTAAACTGCGAGATTGACGAAGAAGAGTTCAAAAAAATGAAGATGAACCATGCGTTGGTTGTAAAGTCCATCAATAAAGACAATAAGTCTGATGTGGATGTCATGTCTCAGGAACTTGACCAAACGCAGACACAGGTTTCCAAGGATGATTTAACAGACAGCGCACTTTCAATTTTGGGAATACCGAACAAGCAAGGAAACACTGGCGGTGATACGCAGGGTGCGGTTGAGCTGAGAAACGGATGGGATTTTTCAAAATCAAGAGCAAGGCTTAAGGATCCGGTTGTTAAGACAGCAGAGAAGAGACTGGCCAAGGTTGCGCTGAATGTTATCCGCATTAAGAAAGAGGATCTGAAAATCACTCTTAGAGATTTTGATGTGCAGATCAACCACAGTCCACAAGATAATATGTATACCAAGTCGCAGACATTACTGCAACTTCTGCAGTGTGGTATTCATCCGCTTATTGCAATCAAAACAGTTGGACTTTGGGGAGATTGTGAAAAGACTTTCAACCTTTCCAAACCTTACCTTGATGCTCTGTGGAAAACTGCTGAAATTATCAACATGGAAGAGCAGATGGCAAAAGCACAGGAAATTGTAAAACAAATGCAAAATAAGACAGTTGCCTAGAAATAGGTAGCTGTTTTTATTTTATAAAAATTCGCAAAGCCGTGAGCGTACAAATCGGCAATGTCACTCGGTGTCGTTGCACCGTAAAAAAACGTAGGACATAACGGAGGTAATTTATGAAGAGAGAAGATTTAGCGGCAATGGGATTAACTGATGAACAGATTGAAAAGGTTATTGCCGAAAACGGCAAAGATGTTCAGACAGCAAATGCCAAGGCAACCAAAAACAATGCTGAACTGGAACGGTTACAGGGCATTGAAAAAGAGTTTAATGCCATGAAAGACCAAAATCTTTCCGAACAGGAAAAGGCAGCGAAGCAGTTAGAGGAAGCAAATAATCGTATCGCAGAGTTGGAAAAAGCACAGACTTTAGCAACTCAGCGTACAAGTGCGGCTGACAAATTCAAAATCACATCAGAACAGGCGGCACAGGTTGTAAAGGATGACGGCAGTTTTGATTTTGATGTTCTCGGAAAAATTATCTCTGATAAAGAGACTGCTGCGGCACAAGCCAAGGAGCAGGAGATTGCAAACGGATCTACTAATCCTGGAGGTGGAATTGCTGGCGGTGGAAAAGATGACAAAAAAACAGAAGCCGAAAAAGCGGCTGAAAAGATTGGCAAGACTTTAGCTGGAACAAACAAAGAAGCCGAAGCTGTAGTTAGCCAGTACTTATAAGGAGGTACACAAAATGAAATTCTCTGAAACAAGTGTAACTACCCAGTTAGAAATTCTTAAGAGAAAGCTGGGCGGTGAATTATTTGTTCCTATTAAACTGGATGCAAGTGCTTTCACTAATGGTGTGTGCAAGGCTGGTAATCCTATTAGTGCGACAGGAAAGAAAGTAAATGGCGGAAGCACCGATGATGCAGCAGTAGGTATTTTGCTTAACGATGTTTACGATAGCAACCCCAACGGAACTATCATTAAGGCTTTTGCCTGTGTAAATGAAGCAAATGCTAACGCAAATGCAGGTATTACCATTGCCGATGGTGTAAAGACAGGATTATCACTGATTGTATTTGAATAACTGAAACCGACTACAGACAGATGTAGCCGCTGACCGCTGAAAGATAGCGGTAGAAAGTGAGGAAATAATGAACATTAGAGATGCCTACAATGCGAAAGCAATCGCACTTGTGCATACAGAAGTTGCAAGTAATAAAATTGCATATCTTGGTTCCGGCTTATTCCCCGCCAAGAAGAAAATGGGACTGGATTTGAAGTGGATTAAGACTTCTAATGGACTTCCTGTTACCCTGAAAGCATCTAATTTTGATGCAGTTTCCACTATCAGAAGCCGTGAAGGATTCAAGATGCAAGAGACAGAAATGGCATTCTTCCGTGAATCTATGATTATCAAAGAACAGGACGAACAGGAAATCATGCGTATTAAGGACAGCACAGACCCTTACGCAGCAGAAGTATTAAGCAGAATTTTTGATGATGCAAATACTCTTGTGGAAGGTGCTGATGTAGTTCCTGAACGTATGATTATGCAGCTGCTTGCACCCAGTGACGGATCTCCTAAGATTTCCATTCAGGCTGACGGTGTAACCTACGCTTATAACTATGACCCTAACGGAACCTACAAAGCCAACAACTTTGCAGAACTTACAACTACGACCGATAAGTGGTCTGATACCGAGAACTCTGATCCTATGGATGATGTTTCCGTAGCCATTGATGCCGTAGAAGAAGCTACTGGCGAGAGACCTTCCATCATGATTGTCTCTAAGAAGACCATGAACTACTTAAAACAGAACAAAAAGATCAAGAGTGCTGTTCTTGCACAGAATACAACCGCAAATGTATTTATGACCGATGCGAGAGTAAAGGAACTTTTCTCTACCGAACTTGGCATTAGCATCATTGTATACACTAAGCAGTACAAGGATGAAAGCGGAACTGCTCATAAGTTTTATCCTGATGGATTTGCGACCCTTATTCCTAACGGTGCACTGGGTAGTACATGGTACGGCACTACTCCCGAAGAGCGTACACTCATGGGTAATCCTGCCACAGATGTAAGACTTGTGAATACTGGTGTTGCTGTTGCTGTCAGCGTAACAGAGGATCCCGTACAAACCAAGACTACAGTATCAGAAATCGTACTGCCTTCCTACGAGAGAATGGATAGCACCTATGTAATTAAGTGCTACTAATCGGAGGTATGCTGATGAAATTTGATTACAAAGTCAAATACAAAGGCAAATGGTATCTTCCGGGAGAAGAAATCCCGGAGGAAACCGTCACCGAAGTAAAAGAAGAAATCCCGGAGGAAACCGCATATACTAAGACGGAAATCAACCGTATGTCTACGGCAGACTTGCAGAAGTTAGCCGCAGAACACGGTGTCTCAGGTGCGGAAGAAATCAGCGGTGCGGAACTGAAAAAGATTCTGATTGAAAAGTTTGAACTTTAAGAGGTAGCACATGGCAGAATATACGACTTTGGAGCAAGTAAAAATCCGTCTGAAACAATTTCATATTGATTCTGAAAGTTCCGAGGTCGTGTTTGACCATTTGGAAGAAAATCCTCTTTTGGAACAACTTATCAGTCAAGCAGAAGCCGACATCAGAGCAAAGAGAATATACCCGAAAAGCTACACGGAAGAGAAGATTGCTGCGGATATGAAAAAATTTCAGTCCGTTGTGGTTAATCTTGTCGTGTATGACAGATCGCAAGCCGGTGAAAACTTCATGGCAAGCTATTCAGAGAATGGAGTGTCGAGAAAATGGAGAGACCGTGAGGATCTGTTTGTTGGCGTATTTCCATTTGCAAATGTATTGTAATTAAAAGAAGATTGTGCGTGACCATGTTACTGATTCCAGTAATAAGGTTGCAGGCGGCACACTTTAAGGGTGGTGGGCGGTGTGCCAACAAACAAGGAAGGCGGTATATGATGTGACTATAGAGTTATCTACAGCAATCATTATAAGCGTGTTATCACTCGGTTTTTCCGTCTACATTGGTCTGAAAAATAGCAAAAGAACAGACACAAAGGATATTGAGGAACGTGTGAAAGAAAACACACGCATCAACATGAAACTGGACACCATCCTTGATACTATCAATGAAATGAAAAGCGAGCGTTCAGAGATGAAGAAAGAGCTTGCAGAGCATGAACAGAAGCTGACAAAGGTTGAAGCCAGTACGGCATCTGCGCATCATAGACTTGATGGAATTGAGGAAAGACTTAACATTAAAGAGAACGGAGGTAAGGAATGATGGATTTTTCACAGGTAGGAACTTGTGTTGCAATCGTGGTTATCTGTTATCTTGCCGGTATTGGAGCGAAGCTGATTCCGGTTATTAAGGATAACTACATCCCGGTTGTTGTCGGCATTGTCGGTGGCATTCTCGGAGTAGTAGGAATGTATGTTATTCCGGATTTCCCGGCAAATGATGTACTGAATGCGATTGCGGTCGGAATTGTTTCCGGTTTGGCAAGCACTGGTGTAAATCAGATTTACAAGCAGGTGAAGAAAGATGCTTGACATTAACAAGCAGGACATGAAGTACTCACGGCAGGGAGAGAAAGTCACGATTTATGACCGGGGCGAAAACGGAGAAATAAAGTACATCGAGATGGACGGAGAAAGGATTCCAGTGGTTTTGAGAGAAACTACCGGATATTCTGAACCCGTCCTTTTTTCTGCCAACATCAGCAATAAGCTGTCGGAAGTACTGGTAAAAGAATTTGGTATTGATGATTCCAGTTCCTACTGTCAGATTGTGACCGACAAAGGCTATTTGCCGATTAAGGCAGGAGATGTTATCTGGAAGAAGTCAGAAGTAGGTCGTGACGATGACGGACTTGTGGACAGCAAGACTGCGGACTATGTTGTCAAAGGCGTTGCAGATGAGGGACTGACAGCAGATTTGTTTTTGTTGCAAAAGACGGTGAAGTGATATGGGAAAGACAATCAACATTAACCTGTTTGACCCAAAGTCCATACAAGCGGCTGTAAAGGCTCTTAGAGACTATGAAAATAGTTTAGAGTATAAATGCAGGCTACTGGCTGAAACACTGGCAGAAAAGGGCGTAGAGATTGCTAGAGTGCAGATTGCTGACCTTGATGCTATATTTAATCAAGAACTTTTACGGAGCATTCATGCAGAGTATGTTGGTTCTGTAAAAGGTGGCGGTGTTTGGGCGGTTGTCGCAGGTACAGACCATGCGCTTTTTGTGGAGTTTGGCACAGGTCAGATGGGGGCAGAAAACCCTTATCCGTATGATTTGCCGGAAGGTGTTACATGGAAATACAACTCCGGTAAAACAATTCGTCAAGCATTACAAGACATTGAAGTGCATGGAAACACTTATGTGAAAGCCGGAGAATACTACTGGAGTTATATCGGAGATGATGGAAAACTTCATATAACAAAAGGTATGCCGTCAAGACCATTTATGTACCTGACTGCAATAGAACTTCGTGATATTGTATCACAAACAGCAAAGGTGGTGTTTGGTAGTGGATAATGAATATCAGTGGGTATCAGATTTCAAAGTCAAGATTGCATCGTACTTAAAAATGAAGATACCGCAGAGCCATCCTAAAGCTTATGTGACGGACAAAAGTAAGGATTTGTCAGACCCTACATTCCCTACGGTGTACTTTCATGCTATGCCGTTCACAGAGACAGGACAAGACCTTGAAGCACGTTCCGTTAATGGAATCACAGCATCATACCAGGTGGATGTGATAACCAACAAAAGTCAGGAAGAAGCCGAAGCTATCATGGCTACGGTTGCTGGACTTTTCAAACGTCTGCGATTTCAAATAACTTCCATGCCGGAGTTCAATAATACTTCGCAGGACACATACAGAAGCACCGCACGGTTTAGAAGAACAGTCGGTGCTGACGATACATTGTAACTATTAGAGCCATTCGGCTCTATTTTTTTATGCAAATTTAAGGAGGTATAAATTATGGCAGCAGCCGGAATTTCTACTTTAGGCATTACTTTCGGATATGGTACAGAGACAACCGCCGGAACAAAACCTACAAGTTTTAAGCAACTTACAAGAATCAATGCCATTGGCGGCATCAACATTGAACCGGAACAGATTGATGCTTCTGCGTTAGAAGATGCAATCACCAGATATGTAAAAGGTCGTGCAGATACTGGTGGATCTTTTGCAATCACAGTCAACTTCACATCAGATACAGTAGCTGAATGGACTGCACTTATCACAGCCTACAAGGCTCTTACCGGTGGAAAGAGAATGTGGTTTGAAACTGTCATTCCCGGAGAAGAGAAATCTTTCTTCGTTGTGGCGCAGCCACCTGAGCAGATTCCACAGCCAGAGATCGGACAGAATGAACTTCTGACGATTGAAATGAACCTTACTATTGAGGAATACAAAGGTTTGGATTCCACTGTTGCACTGACAACGGGGGAATAGCAAGTCAGTCAGAAACAAATAACACTGCCGTGGCTGACTTTGATGAAACGGTAGACGATACATTGATTTAAGCAAAAGAGAGCCGTCTTTGGGCGGCTCCTTTCCAACAAAATGTTGGGGAAAGGATAAAATATGCTGACAGTAAAATTCGGAAAAAAGGAACTGAACATTAAATTCGGTTACGAAGCAACCGTAAAAAACAACATTATCAAGAAACTGGCAAACCTTGAAAAGCAGGAAGACGGCATTGAATCAGTGAATAACATTCTCATGTTACTTCCGGAACTGATTCTTGTCGGTTTACAGAAATACCACTCTGATGAATACGGGTTCGACCCTTACAACAAAGAGCAGAAAGAAGCAAAGTTAAGCGAGGTTTATTCCATGCTTGATGATTATTTCGATTCTGACGAATCTGACATTCAGAAGTTATTTGCTGATGTGCAAGGAGAGTTGCTTGAAAACGGTTTTTTAGCGAAGCTCCTGAAACAGGAGCAAGAGAAGAACTCCAAGAAAGCACCGGAGAAGTCAGAGAACTAACATGGGAAATATACTGTAAAGAAGTACGTCCTATGTGGCTTTTATGCACAAAAGGATACGGATTTACAGTAAAAGATATAGATTCTTCCTGCCCTGCGGATTTAGAGCCTTATGCAGAAGCGTACAAGCTAGAAATGAAGCAGAGAGACAGAGAAATGTGGATGTGGTGGGGAGAATATGGACTGGCAGCAACATCTGTTGCCGTAGACCATTGCCTAAACGGTAGAAAAGCACAATCGAAGTATATTGACAAGCCTATTATAGAACGTGCGGACATTGCTAATAATGAAAAAGAACTTCAGAAGCAAAGAAAAGCGTTCCTCGCAGGACTTATGGCAATGCAGGCTAATTTTGAATTATCACATCCCAAAAAGGAGAAACAAACATGAGTTTAACAGGAATTGATGTGTCCTCATACCAGGGGACGATTAACTGGTGGGCGGTAAAACAGAACGGTATTGATTTTGCTATTTTGAAAGTCATCCGTAAGGATTTGAACCCGGACAAGAAGTTTGAAGAGAACTGGAAAGGTTGTAAAGAGCACAATGTCCATGTGCACGGAGTATATGAATACGGATATATTACAACGGTTGCAAAATCACGATCTGATGCAAGAAGAGTGCTTACTATTCTTAATGGCAGAAAAGTGACAGTATATCTTGATGTTGAAGATGCCGTTATGAAAGGTCTTGGCAAAAATATTATTTCCATTATCAATGCTTACGGCAAGGTAATCACCGATGCAGGATTACAGTTCGGTGTATACACTGGGGAAAGTTTTTACAAGACATACATTAAGCCTTATGGCGGTGTGAGTTATCCCATGTGGATTGCACGGTATGGCAAGAATAACGGCAAGTGTAATGTGAAGTATCAGCCGCAAGTACCTAACATGGTAGGCTGGCAGTACACTTCTAAAGGTCGTGTAGGCGGTATTGTAGGCAATGTAGACATGAATGTATGGTACAAGGAATTAGATGCCGTATATGAGGATTCTACAAGCCATAGAAACCCTTATACAGAGCCGGAAAGACTTCTTTATTACAAGCGTATGGCAATGATGAAGGGAAATGATGTCAAGTGGGCGCAGTACGAACTTGTAAGGAAAGGCTTTATGCCGTCTGTAAATGCGAAAGGTAAGACGAACATTGACGGATATTTCGGAAAAACCACTTCTGATGCAGTAAAAGCATTCCAAAAGAGTGTCGGTATCAAAGTGGACGGAAAAATCGGTGCGGTTACAAGGGCATATCTCAAAAAGTAATTTTAGGAGCGGTAGGTGTCACAGCTTGCCGCTCTTTTCTTGGAAGTGGCAGACACTTCCTTTTTTATTGCGGTAAAGGCGGTGCGGTATGGCAGATATTGATTCTTTACAGATTAAAATAAAAGCGGATGCGAATAACGCAAGTAACGCACTGGATAAGTTGGCAAATAGCCTTACGAATTTTCAGAGAAGCTTGTCTATTGATACATCCAAACTGACAAGCATTTCTAATAGCATACAGAGTATCGCAAATGCCGCCAGTTCCATGAATACAAGCGGTATTAAGAATATTTCCACATTGACAAATTCCATTAACAGAATGGGAAAAATAGATACAAGCGGATTAAGCAGAATTTCATCTGCATTGAAGACCTTTTCTGCTGACATGGCAGGAACTAAAGTAGATGGAGTAGGGGATATTGCGAGCATAGCATCTTCGATTTCAAGACTTGGTGGTGTGGCATCAGGCAGAGCAGTCACAAACATTCCTTTACTGGCAAAGAATTTGAAGCAGTTATTTACAACTCTTTCAACCGCTCCAAATGTCAGTGAGAACATTATCCGCATGACAAATGCACTGGCAGGACTGGCATCTACTGGTGCGGCATCCGGGAGAGCAGCAAACTCTTTAGGACGTAATCTGAACACCTATACGGTAAGCGCAAGAAGAGCCACGAAAAGCACATTTAGCCTTGCTGCGGCTTTCGGCAGATTCTACGCAACATATTTCCTTGTGATCCGTGGAATTAAAAGTCTGTGGAAGTCCATAGAGGGAACTACGGACTATATCGAAGCATTCAACTACTACACGGTAGCATTCAATAAAGTCGGCAAGGAATGGGGCAAGGATTTTGAACAATTCGGTTACGACAATGCAGAAGATTATGCGCAGAGTTTCGGAAACCGTGTAAATGAACTGCTTGGCAAAATGTCCGGTCTGAAAGTAGATGTAGACGGTGGGCTGATTTCTGAAAGCGGAATGAAGAACCTGGGACTGAATTTACAGGAGATTACGCAGTACGCTTCACAACTTGCATCTATTACCAACTCTTTAGGGCAGACCGGAGAAGTTACTACGGCAATTTCAAAGTCCATGACAATGCTTGCCGGTGATATTTCCTCCCTGTTTAACGTGGATTTTAGTACAGTTGCAACAAACTTACAGTCCGGTTTGATCGGTCAGTCAAGAGCACTGTATAAGTATGGTATTGATATCACGAATGCCACCTTACAGACTTATGCTTACAAATACGGCATTGAAAAAGCTGTATCTGAAATGTCACAGGCAGAGAAACAGCAGTTGCGTTTACTTGCAATCTTAGACCAGTCCAAAGTATCATGGGGAGATTTAGCGAATACAATCAATTCTCCAAGTAATATGATTCGCCAGTTTACTAACAACGTAAAAGAAGCTGGTATGGTACTGGGTCAGTTGTTTATTCCGGTATTGCAGAAAGTACTTCCTGTTATTAACGGTGTCGTAATTGCGATTAAGAGACTGCTTGTTAGTGTTGCAAATTTACTGGGAATCAAGATTGACTTTTCGTCATTCGGTCAAGGTGTATCCGGGTACAATGAAGATTTGGAAGATACGGCAGATGCGCTGGATAAAGTTGGCACAAGCGCAAAAAATGCTCAAAGCGGAATCAGAGCATTTGATAAATTGAAAGTTATTTCCATACCAAAATCCAGTGGTTCCGGAAGTGGTGCTGGTGGAGCAGGAATTGACCTTACCAAAGAAATCATGGATGCTACTGCGGAGTACGAAAAAGTATGGCAGGAAGCATTCGACAAGATGCAGAATACAGCTATGGGCTGGGCTGATAAAGTAAGCAAGGTGTTTAAGCCAGTGAAAGACATCATAGAAGATCTGGCATATGCATTTAAGTTTGATTCTGATGCCTGGTTTAAGGTTGCCGGAATGGATACGTCCAAACTGGTAACTGGTATTTTTGACTGGTTCACAAGAGCAATAGATTCTGTTGACTGGGAAAAAATCGGAAGACACATAGGTAGTTTCTTGGACGGAATTGATTGGACGGCAATCTTTACTTCTGCCGGAAATTTCATAGAAACTGCCATAAATGCGGCAATCGATCTATGGAAAGGAAGTTTTGATGCTGCACCGATTGAAACCACGATTCTGACAGCAATAGGGCTTTTGAAATTCACTGGTGTTGGAGATATCATATGGGGGAAAATATCGGACAAGTTATCAGCCAAAGTACTAGGATCAAGTATAGGAATAGTTCCGACAATTGCAATAGCTGCTGTTACTTGGGAGATTGGATTTAATGTAGGAAAATCTTTAGGAAAAGCATTGTTCCCAGAAGATGCAGAGTACTACGACAATTTTACGTGGTTTGGTGAAAATGGTTTTTTTGATACATTAAAAAATACTGATTTTGCCACATTAAAAACTGCGTGGGATGATTTATACAAAGATATAACAGATAATGATTTGTATAGATTCTTGACAGGAACAATGTTGCTTCCAAAACATAGCACTCTTGATGATTTTGGAGATAAAATTGATTGGCTAATTGATAAAATAAAAAATACAAAAGTAGATATGTCAGATACTTTTGGTCTGTCATCTGCACTTATCAATATAGCACCACTTGTTGGAAACTGGTTTAATGAAAATGTATCTCCTTGGTTCACAAAGGAAAAGTGGCAAGGAATGGGTCAAACTATAGAGTCATCACTTTCTGAAAAATGGACTTCTTTTACAACATGGTGGAACCAAACAGGATTTTCAAGTTGGTGGAAAAAAATTTCAGAGCAGTTTGGACTAACAAAATGGAATAAATTGCTTGAAAACATTCCAACGGCGTTTAGAACAGCATTTAAAACAGCAGCTAATGTTGCAATAGCTCCTTTGAACCTTGTAATAAGTGGAATAGAAACCATGATAAACAATGCCATAGACCTTATTAATGGTTTGATGTCTGCAGCAAGGTTAATACCTAAAATTGGTGACGCAGTTCCGAATAATATACAACACATTAGTGTTGGAAGAATACCTACATTTGAAAAAGGTGGTTACGTTCCAAGCCGATATACGATGTTCATGGCAGGAGAGAACGGTATACCGGAGATTGCCGGAACAGTAGGTGGAAAAACAGCGGTTGCCGGTGGAGTTGAAATCACTGGAATCAAAGATGCTATTAATTCCACGGCACAACAGGAAATTGCACTTCTGAAACAGAATAATCAGCTACTGCAAGGAATCCTTGAGAAAGAGTTTGGAATAACAACAGATCAAATTGGAATTGCCGCAAGACAATACGGTCAAGAGCAATTTAACCAAAAACACAAGAATGTATATGTATTTTAACACAGACAGCACTCTGGATGGGTGCTGTCTATTTTTATGCAATGAGGCGGTGAGCGTATGTCAGCATATCAAGGATGGCTTTTAAAAATTGGAGATTACGTTATTGACCAGTCAAGATTTATAGCCGCTGAAAGTTATCAGCCAGCTGTAAATATGCAGGATGTAGACCCGTGGACTGATGCAAATGGATACGTACATAGAAATGCTGTGGAGCTAAAAGCATTAAGTGTTGATTTTTCCACGCCTGCAATGCTGACGGATGACGATTTGCAAGAGTTACTGTCCGGGATACGAAGCAACTTTATTGATGCAACGGAACAGGGGTGCAATATCACGGCATACATTCCATTTTTAGGTCAATATGTCACACAATATGGCTATATGGCTGATATAAAGCCTACAATCTACGGAACTTATGACGGAGAGATTAAATACAATCAGATAGAGTTTTCATTTGTCGGAGGTGTAGCGAATGAGTAACTATACCTATGCGGATTTGTTTGATAAAAGTGCATCCAAAAAGGAAATCACGATTGAAACAGAGGACAAGTCTGTAAAAATCACCAACAGCGAAATACATTTTGAACAGTTTGAATTAAAAGAAATCCTATGTGATGATGATTACCTTACATTTGGACAGTGCAATGCATCACAGTTAAAATTCAAAATTTCCAACGTGTTCACAAGCATGATTGGGAAACAGATAAATGTTTCTGCTGTGATTAATGGACATACTGACACACCGTTTGTTTTCGGAAAATACCGTGTCATTTCCGATAAACCAACAGATGATAAGCGTTACAGGAATGTGACGGCATATGACGCCATATACGATATTGGAGAATCAGAAGTATCTTCCTGGTATAACGGATTGAAATTTCCTCTGACCTTAAAGCAGTTCAGAGACAGCTTTTTTTCATATTTTGGTGTTGAGCAAGTAGCAACCACATTGCCTAATGACAGCATGGAAATGGCAGAAACAATCAAACCAAGCGAACTTTCTGGTCAGACGGTCATGGAAGCAATCTGCTCAATAAATGGATGCTTTGGTCACATTAACCATGATGGAAAATTTGAATATGTTTTCCTTAAAGAAATAATATCCAGATTATATCCACAGAAAGGATTATATCCACAGAAAGGATTATACCCTAGAAAAGGTTCTGAAAAAGAAAAGGTTACTGGTGGAAAATACAAATCAGTTAAATATGAAGATTTTGTCTGCCAAAAAGTTACAAAAGTGCAGATAAGACAATCAGAAAATGATATTGGTGCAGTTTACCCGGATACAGAGATTACCGAGAACGACAACAGTTATATTTTGCAAGATAATTTCCTTGTTTATGGAATGGGTGCAGATGCCCTAGAAACGGTTGCAAGAAATCTGTATGAGGTTATTAAAGTTGTAAAATATAGACCTTATAACTGTGAAAAAATAGGAAATCCTTGTTTGAGCCTTGGAGAAGCAGTCAATGTATATACGGCTAAAGAAATCATAGAAAGCTATGTGTTGAGCAGAACATACAAAGGAATCCAACAACCGACAGACACCATATCAGCAAGCGGAAAATCTCCAAAGTACAGTGAACAGGTAAATGGAATTAACAAAAGTATAATTCAACTCCGTGGAAAGACTAATGAACTAGAACGGAATGTAGAAGAGACCCGGTCTGAGATCAAGGATGTAGAGAGCGGATTGGATACGAAAATTACGCAAAATGCAGGAAAAATTGAAGCAGAAGCGAAAAGGGCAACAGATACAGAAGTAGAATTGGCAGCGGCAATATCTTTGCAGGCAGACCAAATCAAATTAAAAGTATCAAAAGGTGATGTCAGTTCTCAGTTAAGTGTTGAAAGTGGACAGGTAAGTATTTCTGGAAACCGTTTTGTATTGGAAGCAGATAACTGTAGCATATCAGCAGATGGAACTATAACAGCTAAAAACGCAGTAATGACTGGTAGTTTTAAGTCTATAGGGGAAGACGGAAGTTACACAGAAGTATCATCAGGTGAAATTAAATTTTATAACGAACTATTGCAAAGCACAGGATCTATAAAAGGATTGGGACAATATCTTACTATTGATGCTTCAATGGTAAGTGTAAGCGGAATTTTAGTGGTAGGAAATGGAGCAACATATGATTCACAATATGTAAAAAACATATCAACAACTTCTCAAATATTAGGCAGTAAGACAGTACTGACAAGTGCCACATTAAGTGTCACAAAAAATTATATAAATGGAACCGTATCAGATGTATCTTTGGTAACACAAACAGCCAATGTTGCTGATTATCCTGGACATAATGTTAATTTTATTACAGGAGTTTCATCACTTGGAGGTTTGCTCACTGCAACATCTGGAATTGTCACACTTATGACGTAGGAGATTTATTATGGTAAAAAAAATATTTATTCTTCAAACGATTATTGGAAAAACAATGAAAGAAGTAATGGAAGAAAGGCAAGAAATTCAGCAATATATAGCTTTTACCATTGGAATTTCCACGTTTACGGAAATCAATGCCACATTGTTTAGCACGGAAGATGGAGATGGTTTTGAAGAGTTTATGAAGCAACTTATTGACATGTCGGATACAGTGGTTGCACAGAGCGGATATGAGGTATCTGAACTGTGCAAAAATCTGTATGCATATGCAGAAGAGCAAGGAAAAGAAATCTATGTAAGGGAGAATTGATATGGCAGCAAACTTTGAGATTAAGAAATTAAAAAGCAACCTTGTGACAGTATTAAATCAAACACCGTTGCCTATCGAGGTGAAAAGGCTTGTACTGTATGAAGTGTATTCGGAGACTAAACAGTTATCAGATATGCAGATTATGAAAGAGGAAAGCGAGGTATCTGCAGATGGCGTTGAATAAGGTTTATACCAGAATTAACTGGGAAGATTACCCCAGTGAAAACACGGATTTAGATGCATACAATCTTAATCAGATGGATTCTGCTATTGATGCGTTGGACAACCGTATCATATCACAGGATGCCTTAAAAGTAGACAAGTCTGCAATAAACGGAAATATTGCAGACTGGACTATGGACGAAACAACCGGTGTTATTACTATTACAAAATACAACGGTGAAAAAATTATTTTTGACCTTAATATTGAAAAAATACCTGTCGAATTTTCCATGTCTGATGACGGAATCATTACCATGACTACAGAAGATGGAACACAGTTTACAGCTGATATTGGTTCTATGATTCCGGTGTTGACATTTGAAGATTCTGCAACCATAACTGTTTCCGTGACTGGTACTGGAAAGAATAAGACTTATTCTTTTTCAATCAAAACAGGATCAGTAACAGATGATATGCTGCAGCCTAATTATTTAGCAGATATTAGAGTAGAATCCGCAAATGCATCTGCTTATGCGCAATCCGCAAATGCAAAATCTGTATTGGCTGAATCTTATGCCGTAGGTGGAACCGGAACAAGAGAGGGAGAAGATACAGATAACGCAAAGTATTATATGGAGCAGGCAAAACAGCAAACAGGAGGTATACCTACAAAAGTTAGCGAATTAGAAAATGATGCTGGATACATTACAAAAAAAGTTTCTGATTTGACAAATTATTATGACAAAACCACTGTTGATGAAAAAATAGATGCAATTCCCAAAACAGATTTGACAAACTATTTGACCAAAACTGGTGACGGTAGTAATTTGACTGCGGCGTTTGAAGAAGCAACAACTTTAGAGGAATTAACGACAGGAGAAAAGTTATCATCTATTTTTGGAAAACTTAAACTGGCTGTAAAAAACATTAAATCACTTATAGGCCTTATCGGAACTACCGATATTTCGACTATTGGTGACGGTACTATCACTGGGGGATTAAGTGATGTAAATGGCAAGTTAAGCTTGTATACATACGGAGATAAAGTATATGGATCAAGTAGTGCTACTATATCGCCAGCATCTTGGTCGGCTCAATGGATTAGTATTGTAATCCCGGATGGATATAGCTTTTTTACCGCCATATGCTGTAGTAATAATGATGTAGTCTGCGGAGTATCAGCAGCTAATTACGACAGTGATAACAGCCGAGTGCTCGTTAATGCTTATAATCGTCATACACAAGCCAGAGATTTTTCACATGTGTATATAGTACCGATTTTTATAAGAGACTAATTATTGGCACATGTAGACACATGATAGTCTCAACGTATGCCCTTTTGATACGGGCTTACGGTTTACGATGGCCACTCCATTGATATAAAAATCATTATAAGTATTATCTTCTGCAACAAAGGCACCAGGATAAGGATCACCTGTATACGTTTGTGGTAGATTACTAACTATAGCGGAGTATGCACCTATATCATTTGTGACAGTTAATGTACCGCATCCAACACATATATATCCGATTCTGGTATATGTAAATATGCCAGTGATATTATCATGGACAATGGCTTCAGTTGCGGTGCTTAACTTGCCATTTACAGAAGCAGTCATAAAAAATATTTGCGAAATAACAACAAAAAAGAGCATGGTGTAAAAGCCATGCTCTCAGACTGTAGACAAAGCTCCTTCCTGTGAGGGAGCTTTTCTTGTGTCATGACTGCAAAAATTATGTACTTACAAGCATATAAGAAGTAGTGAAAATGCCGTATTTACGGGACTTTTCACTACTTTTTTGGTATAATGAAAGTATCAAAATAAAGGCGGTGTTTCCTATGATGACACAGAATGCAGATAAGAAAAGAGAACAGATTCAGATGTTCTGCATGGATGACCTTGTTCCGCAGGATCATCTGCTGCGCCTGATTGACCAGGCAATCGACTGGAGTTTTATCTATGATCTTGTGATCGATAAATACAGTGCAGACAATGGCCGCCCCAGCATGGATCCGGTCATGCTCATTAAAATTCCATTCATCCAGTATCTGTACGGCATCCGAAGCATGCGCCAGACAGTAAAAGAAATCGAAGTCAATGTCGCATACCGATGGTTCCTCGGTCTGGAAATGATGGACAAGGTTCCCCATTTCTCTACGTTTGGAAAGAATTATACCAGACGCTTTAAGGATACTGATCTTTTTGAACAGATCTTTTCCCGTATCCTGCAGGAATGCTATAAATACAGACTGATTGATCCTTCCGAGGTCTTCGTGGATGCCACCCATGTAAAAGCACGGGCAAACAGCAAAAAGATGCGGAAACGGATTGCAGATGAGGAAGCACTGTTCTTCGAAGAGCAGTTAAAGAAGGAAATCAATGAAGACCGGGAAGCGCATGGGAAAAAGCCTCTGAAAGAAAAGAAGGAAGATCCCAAAGATCCCCCCTCCTGTGGTGGCAGCTCTGATGGAAAAGAAGAAAAAACGGTCAAGGAAAGTACAACGGATCCGGAAAGCGGATGGTTCCGAAAGGGTGAACATAAAAATGTTTTTGCGTATTCCGTGCAGACAGCCTGTTACAAAAACGGATGGATTCTGGGTTATAGTGTAAATCCCGGCAACCAGCATGACAGCCGGACATTTAAATCCCTGTATGATAAGATAAAAGACATTGGCATTCAGACACTGGTAGCCGATGCAGGATACAAAACACCAGCGATAGCAAAGTTACTTCTGGATGATGGTATCACACCGCTTCTGCCGTATAAACGCCCCATGACCAAAGATGGTTTTTTCAAAAAAACCGAGTATGTGTATGATGAATATTTTGACTGCTATGTATGCCCGAACGATCAGGTGTTGGCTTATCATACGACGAACCGTTCCGGATACCGGGAATACAAGAGCTGCGGAATCGTCTGTGAAGGATGTCCATATCTGAAGCAGTGCACAGAAAGCAGGGATCATGTGAAGGTAGTGACCCGGCATATCTGGGAGCCGTACATGGAAAAGTGTGAGGATATCCGGCATACGATTGGGATGAAGGAAGTGTATGCGCAACGGAAAGAGACCGTAGAGCGCCTCTTCGGAACAGCAAAAGAAAACCACGGATTACGCTATACACAGATGATAGGAAAAGCCCGGATGGAAATGAAAGTCGGGCTTACGTTTGCCTGCATGAATCTGAAAAAACTGGCAAAGATGATAGCCAGGAAGGGAAAAAGGGGAACCCAAAAGTGTTTATTATTGATCAAGTACACACTTTTTGAACCCAAAACAAGAAAAACGCTTCTGGAGTGCTGACCAAAAGCGTTTTGTCTACAGTCTGAGAGCATGGTGTAAAAGCCATGCTCTTAATCTATTTATCTGATTCCCCAGTCACCGTCATTGTTGACGAAACCAACCACATATCCTATCATGTCATCAATAAGATTTTCCGGGAGTATGCTGTTCGGAGACATGAGCGGAACATATCTCCATTTTCTTGCGCCATCTTCAATTATATGGGTTTTCACGACAATATATATCCCACCATTACTGGTCACAATACATCGTTCACCGTCTTGTGGTTCACGATCTGCGGAAAGGAGAATAATTTCCCCTGGAAGATAAAACGGCATATAGTAGTCACAGGGAATTTTCAAACCGATATAAGTCTTGGATTTTATATCTTCCGGTAAATTGTCTATGCAAATAGGTTCTACAGCGTTTGTGGTGGCGATAATTCCATTCATAAGCTGTGGATTAAGGACAGAAATATACTTGTGCGATTTTTCAAGACTGGAATAGATTTTAGCTTGGTGACGTATGAAGTAACGGATAAGGTACAGAGAGTGTTCCGGCAGACTGCGGCATATCTTGACAGATTCCAACATCTTATCTTCCATAGTGCCGCAACCTACCAGTTCATCTACACTGATTCCAAAGGCTCTAGCAAGCGCAACAGCGGTCGATAGCTTCGTGTCGTTAGAATTACCGTATAGTAGTGAATTAAGCGTAGAATAAGGCAAATTAGCTTCATCAGCAAGCTTGTAAACCGTCATGTCCGGTTCATTGAGAAATTCATGGAGATTCCCACGAAAACTTAACATATAATTAGTACGGTTGACTGATAGATGTGTCGATATTTCTTTGATTCGGTCTTTTTTTATCATGTTTTTTATCCCCCTTTCACATGATACACTTGTAACATCCCTTGAAACAAGGGACTTCAAGTTCTGGCGAGGGCGGTGTTTATTGGCGTTTTCACCGTCCTCTTTTGTTGATATTTTACAACAATAAAAAAAGTACGTCAAATATATTGATTGTTAAGAACATATGTTCTATAATTTGATGTATCGCTACCATGTGCGGAAAGATTAAGGGGGTGTACTATGGGGAAAGAAGATTACAAAAAAAGAATAATAGACATGATAAATAAAATAAATGATGCAGGTACTTTAGAATACCTGCATACATTCATAAAACTATTTTTGTCAAAATGGGGTTAAACCTCGTTATTTTTTCTGACCAACATTGATTCTATCATATCCATTACAACTTCTTTATCTCTCTGATCTAGTAATGAATATTTATAATAGAAATCGAAATCTTGTTCAGCTTTCGCAGCAGAATCTTTTCTTTCAAAAGGAACATCGAATCCCATTAACCATGCTTCTGTCACACCAAGAGCCATGCCAAGCATAACCAGTTTATCTTGGCTTGGTTCTACTTTCCCGGAAACATATTGGCTGATGTCTGATTTATTCATCTTAACATCAAATTTTGCACAATACGGAAGCACTTTATTAAGAATATCTACTTGTTTTAAATTCCTTTCTTCCATTATCTGCCGAAGTCTTTGCGAGGTAGTAAACCTTTTCATTTTATATCCCTCCTTTCAAATAAGAATATAACATTATTTGAACAAAAGTTCAATACTTAAAACTTAAAAAGTTAAAATATTTGAATTTTAGGTTGACATACACCGCAAGCAGTGGTAGTATACAAATAGTTAAAAGATTTGAACTTGAAAGGAGGTTGAACAATGGCTTTTAACTACAGAAAATTAAAAGGAAGAATAGTGGAAAAGTACTCTAATCAATCAAATTTTGCAGAAGCATTAGGGTGCTCAGAACGTACACTTTCTCTGAAAATGAATGGAAAACGTCCGTGGAAACAGCAGGAAATTCTTACAGCAATTAGACTTCTTGATTTGACCGAGAACGACATACAAGAATATTTTTTTAACACGGAAGTTCAAAACATTTAACTTTTGAAAGGAGAAAAGCATGAAAAAGTCATATGGATATGAAGCTGGAGGTAATAGCATGAATTTGTCCGACAGCGTAGAGTGTATGGCACTTCTGATTGCAGAAGATTGTTGTGGCGGTGAGAAGAGAATCGAAGAAATACAGCAACAGTGTAAAATCCTCGATTCTCTCTCAATGGCACTACTGGCAGTTAAAAAATAGTTCTTATATTGCGCATTGGATTGATAGCTGCTTCACATTTTGCCTGATCCGGTTTTTCTTCCGGCAAAGAATTGACGATTTCTGAATAGTATTGGTCGTACAGGTTCTTAAAATCATCAAAACTTCCGGTATATCCACAAATTTTAGCAATAGCGTAAGCGGATGCGTATTCTTTGGAATCCAATGTAATTCACCTCCTTATATCAGAATAAGGAGAGTATACCACAAATAGGGAGTTAATTGAATGAGTGAAAAAGAAAAAATGGCAGAGGAATCTGCCGAGAGAGGTGATAAGAGTGAAAGCATCAAAAATTGAGATTCACCAGTGTGACGGTGAAGAGGGAGTTTTTACGGAAGTCCTAATTGACGGTCACAAAATTAACGGTGTGAGAAGTTTCACACTAAAGCAAGGGGTTGGGGATGATATTCCTACTCTGACACTTGACCTTAATGCACTTAATCTTGCAACGGATATGAAAGTGTTGCGGATTATGCAGGAGGGGTTAGGAGAAATAGAAAGCATTAACTTTAAAAAAGAATAGGCTCCCATATTTCAGAGAGCCATTCCATCATCTGCTGATATTTTGAAGTATGGAGCATTGCCTTGGGTTGTTGCAGCAACCAGTGAGACCAGCATATTTGCAGTCTAATCTTCCATTTTCAAATTTGGGTTTAATATCTTCCAAAGAGCCAACAGATATTTGCCTAAAATCAACAGAGTACATTTTGTTTTGCTTATCGCAAAAACCATTGTATACCAAATTACCACCTCCTTTATAGGAGAGTATACCACAGAAAGGAGAACAATGAACGAATTACAAACATCAAACATGAAAACACCTATTGAGATTGCGTTGGGTGTAGATGAGAACGGAATGACTACCGCAAAGAAGCTGTATGAGTTCTTGGAACTGGACAGCCGTAACTATTCAAGATGGTGCAAAACCAACATTGTAGAAAATGAGTTCGCAGATGAAAACGTTGATTATTGGGCGTTCGTCATTGATGAAGAACGGAATTTTAACCCCAATCCGACAACTGATTACAAACTCACTGCCCATTTTGCGAAGAAACTTTCCATGAAAGGAAATGGCGAAAGAGCGGAACAGGCAAGACAGTATTTTATTACCATAGAGGACAGAGCGAAGCAGGAAGTAATCAACCGGTCGCAACTTTCTCCGCAGATGCAGATGGTTATGCAAATGGCTGAGAGCATGGCACGACAGGAACTGGAACAGAAGAAACAAGCTGAACAGGTTCAGAAGTTGGAAAGTACAGTCACCAACATGAAAGAAATTTTCACAGAGCCTATCGGAGACTGGAAAGCAGACATCAATGCAAAGGTACGCAATATTTCCGCAAAGAGCGGTATCGACTATCAGACACTTTACAATCAGATGTACGGTGAACTGGAAAACGAAGCACATTGTGTTTTATCAAGGCTTCAGAGCAATAAAATCAAGCGTATGGAAGATGCCGGCAACACGAAAACAGCTATCAAAGAGGGAACTACAAAGATTGCGGTTATTTTTGACAATGTAAGACTGAGAGTAATCTTTGAGAATATCGTAAGGAGATATGCTATGAGGTATTGCGTATGAGAAAAATAGTTGAGGTTGTCCTTATGGTTTTCTTTTGGTTATTAGGAATATTCACGGGGGTGATTCTACTCTATGTTATATAGAGACAAAAGAATATTAAAGATTATAACAACATTAAAGCTGTTTCTTCCTATTATAATAGCACTCTCCATCACATTTACTTCCACAGCGCAGACAGCCGGCAGTTTTATCTCCGAGGAAGCGCAGGAATCGTGTGTAAAGTACGGTGAGGAATACGGCATCTGCCCGGAACTGCTCATGGCAATGATCGAGAAAGAATCTTCCGGCAGACCGGATGTGGAAAGTGGCGGTTGCAAAGGTTTTATGCAGATTTCTGACAGATGGCATAAAGACCGCATGGAACGTTTGGGAGTGACGGACATTTACTCCGTGGACGGTAATATCCATGTGGGAGCTGACTACTTGTCGGAATTGTTTGAAAAGTACTGTGATGTAGGAATTGTCCTCATGGTTTACCACGGAGAGAAGAACGCAGCTACAAAGACAGAATTAAGTGATTACGCAGACTGGATATTAACCAGGAGCGCAGAACTGGAAAGGATGAATGGAAAATGACGAACAGAGAGAAGTATGCGGAACAGATTATTGACATGGCACTTGATAGTATAGAGATAGCTGTGGACAAAGAAGGAAAGTTATGTGATTGCAATGTAATACTTTGTTCCGATTGCGCATGGAGTGATAAAAGCAGATGCAGGGAAAGGTTCAAAGAATGGGCAGAGCAGGAATATGTTGAACCACCTGTTGACTGGTCGAAAGTGCCTGTGGACACGAAAGTGTACGTAAGAGATTCCGATAGTGACCCTTGGAAACCTAGATATTTTGCAAAATTTGAAGGTGGGGAAATATTTACATGGACTAATGGTGCTACTTCTTTTTCAAGGGACAGCGTTTGTGATTTCTCATGGTGGAATCAAGGAAAACTTGCGGAGGACACCGTATGAGTGCCAAAAAGCGGTTTACCGTCAAAGGGTGCATCGGAAAGATATTTTACAGTCCGAAAGAGTGGGAAATTGACCGTGAAACAGCATTCTATTACAGAATTGTAAACCGCAATACCGGGAAGAAAAAATGGTTAAGAAAGGAGTATTTTTATGCAGAAGCGACAGATTATCCCCATCGTCCGTGCGAATGAGATTCTGATTGCAAGACTGTTAGATGCAGGAATCTTGTATATCAGCGAAGAGGACGACATGATCCACGTAACAGAAGACTGAAAGCCGGAGGAGTGAGGAAATGGAAAGGAAGATAAGAAAAATCTTGGTAGAACTGGGGCTGAAACAGTACTTGCCGGGATTCCAGTACATCATCGAGGTCGAAACGCTGATGTTTGAGAATCGGAACAGAAGACTTTCTGAAATCTACCGGATTATCGGAGAGAAACACAGCACAACCAAGGAAAGCGTGTACCGGGCGATCAAGTGGGTTGTAGATAAGATGAACCCAAGCACAGAGCTATACAAGGAGATCAATGAGACAGACAAGCCGGTCTCAATCTATATGTTTGTTAATTCACTGTATTTATATCTTTGGGAGGATAGGAAAAATGAGGATTAAACACACCTTTTTGCAGAATTTCTGCAAATTCTATGGTTCTAACGTAGTGGACACTGATTTATACGACCGGACAGAGGTTTCCGGTGTAAATGAAACAGGTAAGTCCACGATCAAAAGAGCAATTCAGTATATTTTTGGATGCCGTGACGAGAACGGCAGAGAGATCACCGGAATCAGACCGCACGATAAGGACGGCAATGACATCGACGGAGATATTACCGCAGAAGTTACCGTGGAGATTGACGGTACAGACAAGGTTCTGAAAAAAGTATGCCGTCAGAACTTCAATAAGAAAGGCGAGTTTACCGGAAATGTCACGGATTACTATGTGAATGATATTCCAAAAAAGGCAGCAGATTTTGAAGCATTTTTGGAAGAGAGTGTATGCGGAAAAGATAAGTTTTCACTTTGTATCAATGCCATGACACTTCTGCTGAAAGGTGGCACGGATCAGAGAGCCATTCTTGCTGATATGTTTGGTCAGCACAGTAATGATGACATTTGCAATCAGTTTCCGGAGTTTGAAGCATTAAGGACTGTTCTGCAGGATGGAACGGTTGATGAACTGAAAAAGCGTTGCAATACGCAGTTGTACGGCACAAGGGGAAGAAATGGAACCAAGGGATTGCAGGATCTGTTAGATGAAATTCCGAGCCGTATTGACGAGGTGAGCCGTCAGAGAGTGGATATTGACCTTGCGGATCTGGAACTGAAAAAGAAAGCTTTACTGGATAAGCTGTCAGAGAACATTAAGCAGCAGACAAATACGCAGAACAGCATGATTTCCTACGATAAGCTTTCTGATGGAATTATTGAGTTAAAAGGTCAGTTGAGCGCATTGCAGCAGAAAGCAAATGAAAAACTGGATGCGGACAGAAGAGAGAAGCGCACGGCACTGAACCTGGTTCAGAATGAGAATCAGAAAGAGTTGCTTAAGGCAGATACCATTCGTGAAGAAATCACGGCACTGGAAAAGCGTATCGCACAGTATGAGCAGAAGAGACAGGAATTGAAGAAGAGTTGGGATTTGAATAAAAGCCTTAAATTTGATGAAAACTCTCTGATTTGCTCATACTGTGGACAGGAATATCCGGAAGAGAAGAAAGAGCAGTTAAGAACGGAGTTTGATACGCATAAGGCACATGAACTGGAACTGATTACCAAAGAGGGTTCTTCCTGCGCTGACCATATCAAAGCGGATCAGGCAGAACTGGAGCATAAGCGTGAGGAACTGAAAAAGACCGAGGATGAAGTGGAGCGGTTGGAAAAAGAGGTTTCCATTGCTGATAATGCCTTAAATTCCATTCCGGCGAGCGTGGATATTTCCAACACAGAAGAATACAAAGCTGTCCAGTCACAGATTGCAGAGAAAGAAGCTGCCATGCACAAATTCACTGAAATGAATCTTCTTAGAATCCAGTTAAAAGGTGATGAAGAGCAGATCCGCAATGATATTTCTGCGGTTGATAAGTCATTGGCAAGTGTAAGCATTAACGAGAGTGTGGATAAGCGTATTGCAGAACTGGAACAGGAGCGCAAGAACATTGCACAGAAGATTACGGATGTGCAGGCACAGCTTGACCTGTTAAAGAAATTCAGCCGGAAGAAGAACGAACTGTTGGAAACTGATGTGAACAAGTATCTTTCTTTCTGCACTGTGCGGATGTTTAGACCTCTTGTGAATGGTGACACGGAGGAATGCTGTGACTTTACATACCGTGGAGAGCCTTACAGCCGTAACATGAACCACGGAGCAAGGATTCTGACGGAGATTGACATTTGCAATGCGTTTCAGAAGCGGTGTGGTGTGGAATTACCTATCATGGTTGACGATACCGAGAGCCTTGACCCTTGGAAGATTCCTGATGTTGACAGTCAGTTGATTATGTTCCGAAGAAGTGATGATGCAAGTTTGAGAGTGGAGGAAGCGAAGAATGCCTAATAATGATTATGATATGGATAAAAAAGTTGAGATTTCTGCTGATGAAATGTGCAAGGTAACATCAAAAGTAATGGCAGAAGAGCCGTTTGATTCTTTAATTACGAAGAACCCCAGAATGAGTTTGATTTTTGCTCTTTTTGGAGCGAAAATTTCTGCCAAGATATTTTGTGACGAGATAAAAAAAGGAGATGCGGAGAATGCAGATTAAGAAAGAGACAGTCATTTCTGTTCTGACAACAAGCGGAGAAATAATTAATGCCGGTGACACCGTTATATTCAATTTTGATGACAAGTGTTGCGTGGGTGTGTACCTGGGACTTTCAGACCGTGGAGCCTTGAAATTCAAAGGTAAGATTGCTGATACGGATGTGACATATCATGTGATGCCTAGAAGCATCAAAGAGATTTACAAGGCTGATGTGACGGTGCATCAGGGAGTTGCAAGTTGATTTATGAATGAGCCGGAAAGTGAGGAAGAATAATATGGAAAAACATAAATTTAAGGTTGGAGACAGATACAAAAGCGGATATTTTGCAGACAATGATGCAGTAATTGAAATCACAGAAATCAGTGGTGGCACTGTTTTTTACAAAGATGTAGTTGGGGAAAGCATTGGTTTAAAACATTTCCAAATAGGTTCTATATTCTCTGCCGCTTTAGAAAAAGTAGACACAACTATTGTCATCTACCGCAAGGACAACAAAGTGATTGCGCTGGACAAGTCCACTGGCGAGAAAGCAGAAGCTAACTGCAATCCGGCTGATGAATTTGATTTCCGTACTGGTGCAAAGTTGGCTTTTAATCGGCTGATGGGCGAAGATGTGAAGCCTGATAACGGTGTTCGTGAGGTTAAGAGAAAAGCTAAAGTCGGTGAGTACATCAAGATTGTTGATGCGATGCCTTGGATGATTCCCTACAAAAACGGAGATATTTTCAAAGTAAATTGCGTTACGACATCAGGATGTATTTGCAAAAAATCTGAGGAAAATGTTGGTTTATGGCACAGAGAGTACGTTGTCCTTGAAAACTACAAACCGGAAGAAAAATCGCAGGAAGATGATGACAGCGAAATCCGTGTCGGTGACATGATAGAGGTAACACGAAGCGGTGGTTGTTATTCAACGTACGATACATGGAGTGGACTTGGAAGTTATAGGCAAAATTTTGTTAATGGAGTTTCTGTTGAAGACGGAATGGTTGCAAAGGTTTTGAACATTGCGAAGCATGACAGGCTGCATAATTTTCGCCTTGCGCTTATTCAGAATCCAAAGACAACACAGGTATTCATCATCAAAATTGACGGCATCAAAAAGGTAGAAAGGTAGGTAGAAATATGGCAGACGAAAAGAAGCAGGAAGTAATGACACAGGAAAAGGCAGAGGTTAAAGAGAGTAGAAATAAGGTTACAGATTTTAGTCTTGGTATATTCGGAACTTCCGACAACTTCATCATGGCTAATCAAATGGCAAAGGCACTGGCAAGCTCTACGATTGTTCCATCAACTTATCAGAATAATCCGGCAAACTGTCTGATTGCCATTGAACAGGCACAGAGACTTGATGTCAGCCCTCTGATGGTTATGCAGAACCTTTATCCGATACAAGGCAGACCTAGTTGGAGTAGTAAGTTTTTGATTGCTTCTATTAACGCAAGCAGAATGTTTGACATGGAGTTGCAGTATGACGAGGTAAAAGATAAAGATGGAAAGCCTTATTCATGCGTAGCGTGGACTATGAAAAACGGTCGCAGAGTTGAGGGGATGGAAGTCAATATGCAGATGGCAAAGGACGAGGGATGGCTTGGTAAGAATGGAAGCAAATGGAAAACCATGCCACAGTTAATGCTCCGGTACAGAGCAGCATCGTTCTTCTCTAGTCTGAATTGCCCGGAACTGACAATGGGTATTTACACAAAAGAAGAAATCGAAGATGGAGACTTCAAGGAATATCCGATGGAACCCATTCAGGAACAGGTTCACAGGGAGATTCAGAATAATGCAAACACTGTTGAGTTTGAGGAAGTACCGCAGACACCGCAGACCGCAGAGACGGACATTGCCAGCGCAGAGACACCGGATTGCTTTAAGTAGAGGTTGAATAATATGTATACAGATATGTATAGAGTTTTAAAAGAAGGACAGTGTGGAGATTTCCGAATTGAAAAATTTGAAATAACTCCTAATAATTTGTATGCGTTTATTCATGGAATTAGTGTTGGAAAATATGTACGTCTTTTACATAAAAATGAAGTTGTAATGTCTGACACAGATATGGAAAAGCGTACAAATTCCAAATTTGTCATAAACGCTCATGGCAATGTTCTTATTGGTGGTCTTGGAATTGGAATGATTCTTTTGGCAATACAAGATAAAAGTAATGTTGAAAGGATTATTGTTGTTGAGAAATCAGAAGAAGTTATAGCTTTAGTAAAAGATCAACTTCCATTGAATAATAAGGTTGAAATTGTAAATGAAGATGTATGGGAATATATGCCATCTTGTAAATTTAATACTATTTATATGGATATATGGAACTATATAAATACAGATGTTTACAAAGATTCTATGAAGCCACTGATTTCAAAATATAGAAAATATCTTGTATCAAAGGAAGAGGACGAAGAAAGATTTATTGATTGTTGGTGCCGTTTGGAAGCAAAGAAAGGAATAGCAATATGAAACTAAAATGTTTAGGTTCCGGTTCTTCCGGTAACTGCTATCTTCTAACGGCAGATAACGGTGAAACACTTTTACTGGATGCAGGACTTCCTATCATGGACATAAAACGTGGTCTTAACTGGGATATTAAGTGCGTTGTGGGTGCGATATGCACCCATACGCACAAAGACCACTCATTATCCGTATCAGAACTTGAACACATGGGAATACCAGTATTTAAGCCATATGAGAGTTTAGAACCTATGGAAATATGCTTTACTGGTGGAAAAATAATGGCATTTGATCTTACTACACTGGATGGTAAGTGGACACATACCAACGCTGATGGTTCAGAATGCCCTTGTTATGGATTTTTGATTACTCACCCGGAAATGGGAAAATTGCTTTATGTCACCGACACGGAATTTGTTAAGTGGCGGTTCCATGAAGTAAACCACATCCTTATTTCATGTAACTATCAAAAGAAGTACATTGCAGAGGATTCCAACGATGCTAAGAAATCCCATGTGTACCGTGGTCATATGGAACTGGAAACGGTAAAAGAATTTGTCATTGCGAACAAATCAGATGCCCTGCAGAACGTCATATTGTGCCATTTAAGCCGTGATAATTCTGATGCCAAAGAATGTGTCACAGAGGTAAAAAAGATTGATCCATTGGCGAATGTAGACTATGCGGCAGCAGGCAAGGAATGGATTTTACAGAATGGAAAGGAGTGCCCGTTTTGAGTGGTGGAAGTTTTGGTTATTTGTGCTACAAGGATGTCAATGAGCTAATGGAGCCGTCAAGTATCTCCAACCTTGAAATTATGGTGCAACACTTACAGTTGTACGGTTACGAGGACATAGCACGAGATACACAGCGGTTGATTGAGTATATCCGGTCGGCAAGTATCAGAATTGAGGTTTTGAGCGAGAATCTTAACGGTGTTTTTCATGCGGTAGAGTGGTATGAGAGCGCAGATATTGGCAGAGAGACCATGATTGCAGAACTGGAAAAGTACAGAAATGGTGGTGCGAATGGCTGACACATTTTATAGACCACTTACACCGCAATTAAGAAGTGAAATAATGCAGAGCATTGATTCTAACATATCCGAACTGAATACCTGTCAAAGCAATGCTTTAGTCAATATGCAAAAAAACAGGATATGGGGCATTGAGAAATATTATAAATGCCTTGCCGGACGGATATTTGATTCCATTTGAAAGGCGGTGATTCGGTTGGCTGATTGGAAGAAAATCTATGCTATGAAAGCAGAACGTGAGAAAAAAATAAAACAGATATGCCCCGAAATATCGAATGTTAGCGGAATCTATTTGTTTTACAGAGTGGACGAAGCAGGAATCAGAAGAGGGTATTGTGGGCAAGCTGTCAGACTTTTAGAGCGCACATCTTCTCACCTTGCGGAATACGACCATATAGCATTGAGCCTTAAAAAACATGGCTTCAAGAGCAAAGATAATCCGCATGGGTGGTCATTGCATTTTTTAACCTGTGGGATATCAGAACTTGATGAAAAAGAAGTCGAGTATATTAAAAAATGTTCTGATAGTGGTATTCAGATGTACAACGTCACGGCAGGAAGCCAAGGTAAAGGGAAACAAGTAACAGGGCAATATAAACAGCCTAAAACTTATTCGCAAGGCATACAGCAAGGCAAAATCAACCTTGCAAGGGAACTGGCGAACATTGCCGACAAGCATCTGATAATCAGTTTGAAGCCTGAGAAGCAGAACAATTCCGTGTCGCAAAGACAATTTGTTCGGTTTATGGAACTTTTGCATGGAGAAAAGGATGGTGAAAGTAATGAATAAAACAGACTATGAAGTACTTTTACAATACGTTGAAGAAACTGACAAGGAGTTTTATGAATCTCTTTCTACTCAAAAACAAATTATGTATCTTTGCTATCAATACGGAACTGAATCTTTTAAAAAGTATTTGTTTAAGTATAGATTTCAGCAAGTATGCAATAAATTAAAGGAGTTTTTCAGAAAATGGTGAAATACGAAGATGAATGCTGCGGATGCGCTGCTGGAAATTATCCTTGTATTGGATCTGCTTGTCCCAACCGCCATGTGAAGCATCTGTACTGCGATAAGTGCGGTGAGGATGTAGAGGAACTTTACAATTTTGAAGGTGTCCAGTTGTGTAAGGAATGCATGTTAAATCAATTTGAGAAGATTACATGAGTGAAAAAAATTACGATTGTAGCTGTTGGAATGAGTACCCAAACACAATGCACTCAATCAACGGACGTACTCACAAACCGTATCAAAGTGGTAGATGGAAATGTGTTGATTGCTACGAATATGTAGGAAAATCAGAATACGGTGCTACTCATTGCAAAAGGAAAGAGCCAGAACTTGAAAAGAGGTGATACATAAAATGCCAAAACGATATGACAATCCGCAGGATATTTTGAAAATCATGCGGCAGACAGAACTTTTGAAGCAGTCTGCGGAGAGAAGTCCATTCACCGGAATACTGACACTGTTCTGCTATACACTCTGGAAAGACTACAAATACTCACAGACGAAGCTTTATGACTTCTGCGGTAAATTCACCGAGTACAACGAAAAGTACGAGAATGAGCCTTATACGGAGTTACAGAGTAGGCTTAACGATTTTGCAGACTGGACGATTGAGTACAAGGAATTTACCGAAGCTGATTATCCGCATTACAAGTCGGTTGTAGCGCAGAAATGCATCCGGGAACAGGTCAGATGCAACAACCTTATCAATGAGTTGTCCACCAGGTACATCTTATATGGAATGGTAATTCTTATGGAAGATGGCTTCGGAAAGAAGAAGCTGACGAATTTCAAAGATAAGTTTTCTGACCACATGGACAAAGCCGGAGATAAATGTAACGGAAAGGATTTCATGGACTTGTGGAGAGAACTGGTGGAAAACACCGGGATCTATATTGAGAAGCCTATTTTTGAGTAAGGAGTTCTAAATGGCAGAAAAACGAATGTTCAGCGCAAAAATAATTGAGAGTGATGCTTTTTTGGATATTCCTGCTACGGCTCAAATGCTTTATTTCCATATCTGTATGAACGCTGATGATGACGGATTTGTAAACAACCCACGGAAAATCATAAGGATGTGCGGTGCTTCAGAAGATGATTTGAAATCCTTGATAGACAATAGATTCCTTTTATCTTTCGATAGTGGTGTTATGCTTGTAAAACACTGGCGCATTCACAACTACATTCCACCGGATCGTTACAAGCCGTCATGCTATATGGACGAAAAAAGCAAAATAGGTGTGAAACTAAACGGATCATACACTACAGACCCTAAAAAGATGGTTTCCCCAGTAGAGGGAAATCCGAAAAAGAGTTGTTACGACAAAGAAATCAAACTTGATAAGAGGTGATATAAATGCAGATGACAGGATATGAACTGTTGGCGAACTATGAAAAAGCAGAGGACAAGGACAAACAGATTCAGATTCTTGCGGATTTGAACCACATCCCGGTTGACATGGTGCGTTTTGTGATTGACAACAGAGAGAAATTCGATGTTTCAGAGACACCATTGTCCACAGAAGAATTTGCAAAGTGGTGTGAGACGGAACTTGACCGTGTGGATGCTCATATCCATGCACAGGAAATATATTACAGAGAAATTTGCAATGTATACAGAATCGCAAGTACATACGGAAAAAGGAGTGTAGCTGTATGAGAGAGGGAACATGAAACTTTCAGAACGGTGACTTACTATACATGGATACACACCCGGTTGCTGATGCTATTAGAATCGGACGCACAAAGCCGTATGAGTGCAGCTATCCAGTGATGGTGGAGAGCAAGCCGAGGATTCCAGAAAGGAGCAAGGATGGAGATAGAAGAAGTTATTTACTGCTTAAAGGCTCAGAGTGAACGGTACTCAGAGGTTTGTGAAGAATGTCCTCTGTACGGACAAACAGGAGTGGATCATTGCTGTGAGGATGCATTACAAATGGCAATCACCGCCTTGCAGAATCAGCCGGTATGGATTCCGGTAAGCGAGAGACTGCCGGAAGATTATGTTCCGGTCAATATTACATGGGTAAACCACAATCCGGATCCTTATTATGCAAGCATTAAAGATGTACCGCTCACAGCAACTGGTATCTGCTACGAGGGGGAATGGTACTGGTATTCGGTAGTATGTGAAGATTATCTCAAGGAATACGGATATTATGAACCTGATGTTGTTGATGATGAAATTGAAATCACAGCCTGGATGCCACTGCCGGAGCCGTACATGGAAAGTGAGTAAGAAGATGGCAAATAGACACACATTACATAGCAACAAATTATATGCTTTTCGCAAATGGCTTATCAAAGATGGATGGACGATTGAAGAACCGAAAGGTATATGGGAAGTATTAAGAGCGAAAAAGGCAGGAAGACAGAATCCCTTGATTGTCTATCAAAAAATGAACAAAGAGCATTTAAGCGTGCTGGACAGAGATATTGATGTCATCAAGAGATTTTTGCAAGAAAAGTAGGTAAAAGATGGTGAAATGTAATAATTGCAAGAATTTAGAAACAAAGGATAACGGGTTTGATGCGTACTCATGGTGCGAGAAAATCAACGACTGTCCGCATGAGGACATAGAAAGAGACTGCGAGCACTACGTACCTATGATCAACGCAGACCGGATCAGGAGCATGACGGACGAAGAGTTGGCGATGGCACTATTATGTGTCCTGCGGAATTTATTAAAAAGTGACAAGGTATGCGATTTTAACCATGATTGTAAAGATTGTACGCTGTCATGGTTACAGAAAGAAAGCGAGGAATGAAGATGCAAGATAGATATTTATTCCGTGGCAAGCGGGCAGGCAACGGGGAATGGGTGATATGGGATGCCATCACTGGAATACCGCATGATTTATATATTCAAGTGAAAACCATCTGCCAGTGCACCGGACTGAAAGATAAGAACGGTAAGCTGATTTGGGAGAATGATATTGTTAAGCATTACAATGATGATGCACATCCAGAAAACTATTGCACCGGAACTGTACTTTGGGATGAAAATTATGCCGGATTTTATCGGACAAGTAATGAGTACGGATTATCGAAGCCACGTATAAGCAGTGATTGTATTTATGAGGTTGTCGGAAACGTATTTGACGATCCGGAACTGTTGGAGGAGAAATATGGAGACATGCAAACGCAAGAATCGTAATTGTCGGTATGTGTATAATCAAAATTCTTACCAGTGCAAGAAATGTATTGAGGAAAATTTAAATCAATATCCGATTACCTGCGAAGATTGTCATTACGGTGGTTGGGGAATATGCAATAAAAGGGGTAAGAATCAGCGGAGAATGAGACCTTGTGAGGATTTTAAATGGAGTTAAGGAGGAGTGGATATGACGGAGAATGAAGCAATCAAAGAACTTGAGACATCTATTGATTTAGCCAAAATGTGTATACAGAATTGCGAGAGAAAAAACGAAATCCAAGGTTACGAGATGGCAATCAAGGCACTGGAAGAAGTTCAGCAGTACCGGCAGATAGGTACGGTGGAGGAATGCCGGAAAAATAAGGATTTTTTGGATTTTCTTTCGGACAAAATGAACCCGAATGATTTTGAAATATACTTGCGCTTATACAATGCGTTGGAAGAAAAGGGGTGTGAAGAATGAGCGAAGAACTTAAACCGTGTCCATCATGTAAGAAAAAAAGTGCTATCTTATGCGAATTTTACGTAAAATGCATGAATTGTGGAAGAATGATGATGTTGAAAGAAGATTACAATGAAGAAAAGCTGATTGAAGCATGGAACAGGAGGGCGAACGATGAGACTGATTGATGCGAGCGAATTGAAGGATTTTTTCTTTTCAGAGACAAGTGGTACAGAAGAAATCATTCACGATTTAATGCAAAAACATGGGTTAAATTATGTCAATGGCGTAAACGAAGATACAGTTATGTATTTTGCAATAGATTTTCTGGAAAGAGTGCAGAATGTCATTGATACACAGCCGACCGCCTACGATCCGGACAAGGTTGTAGATCAGTTAAACGACAAGTTCAGAGTCGTGCGAACTGATGAAGACTTGGAATGGAACAGGGCAATGGATGAAGCAATTACAATCGTGAACGGAGGTGGAGTAGATGGCAATTAAACCGATTTTATTCAATACAGAGATGGTTCGGGCAATTCTGGATGGGAGAAAGAGTTGTACGAGAAGAATAATTAAACCACAACCGCAAGGATATTTTGAAGTAAGCGAAGAACCGCTGTATATATATGATACAGACGGAAAACAAGGCAAAATTACACCACCATATCAGCCGGGCGATATCCTGTATGTCCGAGAGACATGGCGTGTTGGAGCATGGGATATATTCAATCAAATGATAGCCTTTGACTATAAAGACGGCACTTGCGGAGAATTAACTTACATACATGACCGGGAGCTGTTTGATAGGTTAGTAAATCAATCCAAAAATGATGCCAGACAAGCAAAATGCGAATACAACGGTGCGGATTTTGTCTGGGAGAAAGGAAAATCGCCTTGCCGTTGGCACCCATCCATCCACATGCCGAAAGAAGCCGCACGTATCTGGCTTAAGGTTACGGATGTGAGAGTGGAGCGGTTGCAGGATATTACAGAGGAACAAGCATGCATGGAGGGAACAGACCCGTGGGATGAAGTATGTTACAAAAACAACGGATGGCATCCAACGTTTTCAGACCCAGACAGTGGTGGAGACCCTAATATGGTCGATGGATTTCATAAACTTTGGAACTCCACCATCAAGAAATCCGATCTTGACCGTTATGGTTGGGATGCTAATCCGTGGGTGTGGGTAATTGAATTTGAACGGTGTGAGAAGCCAAAAGGAGTGTGATGCAGATGGAACCCATTGATTACACCGCCCTGTACGAGCAGAATGAGGACTTTAAGCGGTACGTTGACAGATATTGCATCAAGCACAGAATCAGCGTTGCAGAAGCCTTACAGCACTATCTGGTGCAGATGGCGGGCAAACAGTACAAGGAGCAGGCAGAAACGATTGTAAGAAAGGAATGAGAACATGGGAAATAAGCATACATTATCTGATTTATACCAAATGCAAGCCATGCCGTTGTCTGCAAAGATACGTATGACAAAGTATAGAATCGACCAGTTTGTAGACAAGTATGGTGAAGACGGTGTATATCTCTCTTTTAGTGCAGGAAAAGATAGTACTGTTTTAGGACATATAATTAGAAAAGTCTGCGGATACAAAAATATTCCCTTTGTTTTTGCAGATGTCCCAACGCAATATCCAGAATTAAAGCAATTTGCCATGACTTTTGATAATATTGTGATTTTAAAACCTAAAATATCTTTCAGTGAAGTTTGCAAAAAATATGGATTTCCTCTGATTAGCAAAGAAGTATCTGAAAGTGTGTATGGTGCAAAAAAATACTTGACAGAGATTATCGGTCAAATAGAATTTGACAGACAGACAGACAGACAGACAGACAGACAGACAGCAACCGCATTATAAATATTTCTACGAAAAAATCACAGGGACAGGAAAATACAGTAAATTTTCGGATGCCCCCTCTAACACTGGATTAATTTTGGAAGAACACCTAAAAGCAATTAGAGGGGGTACGATAAAAAGCATCATTGAATCAGAGAAACTGGCGAATTTACTAAACAGCCGGATGAAGTCGAAAGCAGGAGGAAGCAATCGAAGGCTTGCAATAATGATAGGGATGCTTACAACCGACAAAGAAAATCCGATAAAGGAGAATCCCACTAGAGAAGAAAAAAGCAGTTTTTCGCAAGAAAAATACAAATTTATGCTTGAATCTCCATTTGATATTTCAAACAAATGTTGCACCGTAATGAAGAAAAAACCATTGCACGAATACCATAGAAAAACTGGAAGAAATCCTATAACAGCCACTATGGCGAGCGAAAGCAAATTACGTACGCAGAAATGGCTACAAAACGGTTGCAATGGATTCAATTTAAAAATACCAACAAGTAATCCCATGTCTTTTTGGACAGAACAAGATGTGCTTTTATATATCAAAATCAACAATCTTCCTATATGCTCCGTATACGGTGATGTGGTTATTGATTATGATGCAGAGGGAAGCGCTAATGGTCAAATGGACTTGTCTGAGTTATCTGCTGATTATGGATTGTTTGACACCGGAAACAGACCGCTTAAGACTACTGGATGCAGTAGAACCGGATGCGTGTTGTGTGGTTTCGGGTGTCATCTTGAAAAGCCGGGAGAAGGACGCTTTGAACGGCTAAAGGAAACTCATCCGGGAATGTATAAACTGTTGGATGTTATCGAAAACAATGGAGTTACATACCGGGAAGCTATTGATTGGATTAACGAACATGGAAACATGAACATAAGGTATTAAGAGATTGTTTAATCATGTGCTATTTAGCACAGAAATAAGAGAAAGGAGCCGTAATGGATTTTGGATATTACAACATGGATTGCATGGATGGGATGAAAGAGTTCCCGGATGATTACTTTGACATTGCGATTGTGGATCCACCGTATTTCTCAGGACCTGAACGAAGAGGATTCTATGGTAAAAAGATATCTCCAATAGGTGTACAGAGGATATACGAAAAGTCAGAATGTTGGCAGGTGCCGGATGAAGATTATTTCAAAGAATTGTTTAGGGTGTCAAAAGAGCAGATAATTTGGGGATGTAATTATTTTGAATATCCATTCAGTCCAGGAAGAATTGTATGGGACAAGTGCAATGGTAACAGTGATTTTTCAGACTGCGAGATCGCTTACTGCAGTATGCATGATTCTGTAAGATTGTTCAGTTATATGTGGAACGGAATGTTTCAGGGAAAGTCCATTACTGAAGGAACTATTCAGCAGGGGAATAAGGCATTAAATGAAAAGCGTATCCACCCTACACAAAAGCCGGTAGCACTATATGAATGGCTCCTAAACCGCTATGCAAAGCCCGGAGACATTATCTTGGACACACATGTAGGCAGTGCCAGCAGCTTGATAGCCTGCTACAGAACCAACCATCCATATGTTGGCTTTGAACTGGACAAACATTATTATGATTTGTCCAAAAAGAGATTAGATGCAGAAATGGCACAAATGCGATTATCTGATTTTATGCCGGAGGTGATGCCATGAAAAATAACATTATCATTGACTGCTTTGCCGGTGGTGGCGGCGCAAGCGTAGGAAGTGAAATCAGGAACTAAAAAGTGAAATAGTAACTCAAAATTTGAGTTAAAAAGTGAAAAATTTAATTAAAAATTTGAGTTTCTATTTTAGTTCCACTCAATAATTCAAAAGCAAGTTAAAATCCCCCGGTAATACGTGGGAGAAATCGAACTACCGAGGAAAATTCGGTAGTTCGGTAAGTTAAAAGGTGGTGAAAATTATGGTTATAAATGCAAAATGTAATGACTGTGAGGAACCTACAAAATATGTGGTTGGCTTTTTCGATGGCAAGAATGGAATCCACGGTTGCCTTTATGATTGCCACAACGAAGAATGCACAATAAAGAAAATAAAGGAAGTGTCTGCATCGAAAGACATTCAGGAAATGGCAAGAATACAGTTAGCCAACGGAGACAAAGGGATGTATGCAGGCTACATTGCAGCACTCAGAAAAGATGCGAAAGTGTCCATGTTTAAGATGGCACAGATTGCCGGATGCAGTTCGGCAGATTACAGCGCATATGAGCATGAGCGGAAAGAATTTGATCCGGAAGTGTATTGGAAATGCAAGGAGTACTTGGATAAGGTAAGAAATTAAGTATGTAACTTAGTATTTAATTCAATAGGAAAGGATTAGTTATGAAGAATATACAAATAAGAAAAACTATCTGTACGATTATGTTAATAATGAAAGACGGGATAAATTTACTGGCTGGATGTTTGATTGCAACGATACTTGTTTGTGTCTGCATGGAAAATGGTTGGAGTAACTTTAGATTAGCATGGTAAACTGAAATATTAAGATTTATGGAGGCATTTGTATGAGAAAAATACATGAATGTGCAGAAGATATAAAAAATATTTTAAATGATGCAGAACGAACCGAAGAGGTTGACGGAGATATGTTATGTAGTATTAATGAGTTGGTGGATGAAATTTTATCAATATATTGTTTAGAAAAACAACAAAGAAAAATGGCTATAGCTGAAGAAAATGAGATTCTTTCAGAAGAGGCTAAAAAAGCAGGATGGAAGTCTGGTGTTATGAACATCTAAACTGAAATTTAGCAAAGGAGACTGGCTTATGAAGTTGTCAAAACTGACTAAGCCAGAACTTGAAGAAATCTTCCGGAACGCCAATTTCACGGAAGAGGAAGAGAAAGTGTTTTGGGATTTGTCTAAAGGAATTTCTCAAAAAGAAATATCCTTTAGACATTCCATTTCTGTAACTACTGTAGAAAGAAGAGTAAGGTCTATAAAAAATAAACTTAAGCGGTTAGAAGGTGATAGATTTGGAACTTTCTGATATGGAAATATTGCAATATGCCGTTAGCAATGGTATGATTGACACGGAATCTTTGCAAAAAAGCATTGAAATGAAAAAGAAAGAGGAGTATCTGAAGAAACACCAATACGCAATCAACAAAGGCAAAGACGGATACTGGAGAACTTATTTGCCAGATGAAGAAAAAGGAAGGAGACTTGTAAAAAAGAAAAGCGAGGAAGATATCAAAGAAGAAGTTATTGAGTTTTACTACCAAAAAGAGCAAAATCCAACAGTTACAGAAGTGTTTTACGAATGTGAAGACCGGAGATTGTCTCTTAAAAAGATATGTAAAGCAACATACGACAGAGACGAGAGATATTTTCTCAGACACTATGGAGAGTTGGGAAAGCGAAGAATAAAATCAATATCAGAAGATGAATGGGGGGATTTTTTAGAGGAAGAAATTGCCGATAAAGAGTTGACACCTAAATCATTTTCCGGTCTAAAAGGAATTACAAGAACATTTCTTAAAAGAGCGAAAAAACGCAAACTTATTGATTTTAATATCGTAGAACTGTTTGATAATCTTGACGTATCTGATAGTGATTTTAAAAAAGTAATAAAAGAAGACTATGAAGAAGTATTCGACGAATATGAAACTGATGTAATGATTAAGTATCTTGTCAGCCACCTTGATACTTCTAATGTTGCGATATTGCTTATGTTTTTAACTGGCGTACGTATCGGAGAAGTTGTAACATTAAGGCATTCCGATTTTTCTGATAATACTTTTAACGTTCGCAGAACGGAGACGAAGTATAAAGATGAAAACGGAAACAATGTTGTTGAAGTAAAAGAGTATCCTAAAACCAAGGCAGGAATCAGAACAGCAATTATACCAAGTGATTATGTATGGATTTGCGATAAAATAAAACACATGAATCCGTTTGGAGATTACATTTTTACAAAAAATGATATTAGGATCACCGCACAGGCGGTTAGACAAAGGCAGAAAAGGCTTTGCAGGAAATTGAATATTTATCCAAAGCCACCGCACAAAGTAAGAAAGACATATGGAACTATTCTTATGGATAACAATGTGGATAAGAGACTTGTTATGGATCAGATGGGGCATACAGATATTATGACATCAGAAATACACTATCATAGGAACAGGAAAACCATTGAAAAGAAATCGTCTATTTTGAGTAGTATACCAGATTTACAGGCAAGGTGATTTGACTACTATTTTTGCGAAAGTAGTCAAAAGTAATCAACAAAAAACACCTAGAAAGCCAGTAAATATGCGGAAAGTAAGAGGAATAGAGTGGGGTTCGAGCCCCCTTGCTTCCACTCGAAAAAGCTGATAAAATGGGCGTTTCAGGACACTTGGTAGTCGAATAGTAGTCAAAATAGTAGTCAAGCCTAAAACGAAAGGAGTTTTTTGCAAAGATTCCAATAATTTTATAGTGAATGAAATGTGACGGATACATGACGGGTATACCGTCTTTTTTTATGCCAAAATTTAATCATAAGGAGGGATGACCTTATGGGAAAATTCAAATTTTCTGATGAAACACTGGAACATATATTCAGCAAAGAACGTACAAGGGAAGTGCCGATTAAGTATCAGTCAATCATGGTTCATGTGATCGAGGAAGTTTTAGGAGAAACGGGTAATGCTTATGAATTTCAGTCCGTTGGGACTTATGAACAAGCCGACATATCAGACACTTGATGAAGTTGAAATTGCGAAACAGATAGAATCAATGGAAGAAAGGGAGAATAGCCATGCCGCAGCCGATTATAAATCCGAACTATTTCAATCCGCAGTATAGAACACCTATGTACGGACAGTTTATGCCACAGCAGGAACAGTTCCAACCACAGCAGTTTATGCAACAGCCACAGCAAAACGCAGTACAGATGTACGGTCGTATTGTACCGGCGCAAGAGTGCATAGCACCGAATGAGGTTCCTATGGATGGCAACACAGCATTCTTTCCCAAGCAGGACTTGTCGGAGATCTATGCTAAATCCTGGGGAGCAGATGGAAAAATCTATACAAGGCTCTATAAGCCTGTTTTAGATGCAGACCCTAACAATTCACCGTCAGACACAGAAAAGGCGAAATTTGATCTATCAGACGAAGCCACAGCGGTATTTATGAAGCGTTTCGATGAACTGGAACAAAAGATTGAGCAGTTGAAAACTTCGCAAACGCAAAGAAAAACTCCACAATCGCAAAGAAAGGATGATGCAGAATGAATATGATGAATCCTATGCAGATGCTTAAGACAATGGGGAATCCGCGACAGTTTATCCAAAATATTATGGGAAACAGTCAGATCATGTCAAACCCTATGGCTAAAAATATAATGGGCATGGCTCAAAAAGGAGATTTTGCCGGAGTAGAGCAGTTAGGAAGAAATATTGCTAAGGAACGTGGTATGGATTTTGATTCCGAATTTGATAAATTCAAGCGTCAATTTCCTATGAAGTAGATACTAAATTCTTGCAAGATTAAGTATAAAAAATCTTATATGGAGGTAAAAATTATGTTTGAGAGTAACAATACTCCCTTTACCATGCCTGTTATGCCGGCTAATGGCGGATACGGAAACAACGGTGCATGGGGCGACGATGGTGCATGGTGGATTATTATTTTCGTCCTTTTCTTCGCTTTTGGCGGATGGGGCGGTAATGGATGGGGCGGTAATGGCTCTAATTCCAGTTACTACACCGATTCTGCATTGCAAAGAGGGTTCGACACCCAGTCTATCATCGGTAAACTGGACGGAATCAACAACGGTCTGTGTGACGGATTCTACGCTGTAAACAACGGTATGCTTACCGGATTTAATGGCGTAAATACCAACATTTTACAGACTGGCTATGGCATCCAACAGGCTATCAATGCCGACACCGTAGCAGGAATGCAGAATGCTAACGCTTTACAGGCACAGTTAGCACAATGTTGCTGCGACACCCGTGAAGCTATCCAGGGTGTAAACTACAATATGGCAACGAATACTTGCGCATTGCAGAACACCATGAATAACAACACTCGTGACATTATCGACAGCCAGAATGCAGGTACAAGAGCAATCCTTGACTACTTATGCCAGGATAAGATCGCTACTCTGCAGGCAGAGAACAACGATCTGCGCAGAGCCGCTTCTCAGGATCGTCAGAATGCTCTTCTGACTACTGCCATGAGTGCACAGACACAGCAGATCATCAACGCTGTGAATCCTGCGCCCATTCCTGCATACCAGGTTCCCAACCCTAACGTATATTACGGATGCGGTTGCAACACTGGTTGCGGATGCTAAAACTGCATATCGAGTAACTTAACCTTAAGGTTATGTCTGCTATGCAGAATTACTGACAACATGGGGCAGACTATATGGTTTGCCCCTTTGATTTTGAAAGAGAGGTATTTATTATGGCTGAATATACAGCAGTAGCATTACAGACTGTGGCAGCAGGAGCAGACGTTGCTTTTACCGAAACTGCCGTAAATGGAAGTAACTGTATCAATCATAGAGAGGGATCCGGAATTGTGAAGTTAAGAGGTATCACTAATCAGTGTCGTGCAAGATTCCTTGTAAGCTATTCCGGTAACATTCAGATTCCCACTGGTGGAACTGTTGGGGAAATTTCTCTTGCACTGGCGGTAGACGGAGAACCTTTGCAGTCCACAAGAATGATTGTAACTCCGGCAGCAGTAGAGAATTTCTTCAATGTTTCTGCGCAGGCTTACATTGATGTCCCTCGTGGATGCTGCAGTACGGTAGCGGTTCAGAACACTTCCACACAGGCTATTGAGGTACAGAACAGTAATTTAATTGCCGTTCGTGAAGCGTAGGAGGTGAAAATCATGGATGTTAAAAGAATGCATGAAATGATTGAAAAACTTTCTGAATGCGCTAAAACGCAGTTTGACAAGGGCATCGACCATGTAGACACTTGTGAAATGGGAAAGGTCATCGACATGATGAAAGACTTATCCGAAGCAATGTATTATCGTGAACTGACAAAAACCATGCAGGAATATGACCCGGACGAAAGCATGGAAATGTTTGATCGTTACGGTGACGGTGGCAGACGGTACTATGACCATTACCGCTATGCTGACGGCAGATTTGCACCTAAAGGTCGTGGAACATACCGCAGAGGGTATGAAGAGCCCCCATATTACCATATGACCCCGGAAATGTATCACC